ATGGCTACCCCTGTTTCGCTGATGGATGACCAGATGGTCGACATGGCGTTTATCACTCAACTTACCGGCTTAACCGATAAGCGGATAACGCCATTTCTATCATTTCATATCGTGTCACATCGTCACCGCTTCATATTGATTCTAAAAGAAATATTTATTCTATCGTGTCATATCGTTTTCTATCATGATACTATCCATGCATAAAATGTGTGTACCAAATAGTGACCAAATTATGCTTACAGATACCAAATTACGAAACATCCACGGCAAGCCATATGACGGCCCGGAAGAAGTCCCGGACGCGGGCGGATTGTCTGCCAGGATAAGCCCGCGCGGCGTTATATCTTTTCAGTATCGCTACCGATTCAACGGCAAGCCGCGACGGATGAAGATTGGCACTTACGGAGAAATAACACTCAAAGAAGCCCGCGCGGCGGTGGCGGAGCATAAGGAGGTATTAAACTCAGGGCGAGATCCATCGATCGTAAAAAGAATGCACTTGTCCCGCGTTACTACACGGGCAACGATTGAAGATATTGTTAGGGAGTACATGGAATCACCGCAGGCAAGAAACATGGTCAACTATAAGCAAGTCGAGGCGATGCTAAGTAAGCATATTGTCAGACCATGCGGTAGCTATATCGTCGATGATATGGACGCCATAATGTGGGAGGGGATTTTTAGAAAGGTTGCTAATGGTGGCGCACCCGTTCAGGCCGGAATAGTCTTAAACAGGATGAAGGCGGTTATAAAATATGCCATGCGCCGCCGCCGCGTGGAGCGTGACGACATATCGTTGCTACGCGTGAAGGATGTAGGGAAAAACCCGGCGCAAAGGAAGCGAGTTTTATCAATACAAGAAATTCACCATCTAATCAGCATTATAGACAGTTCAAAAATGGCGCGGCTAAATCAGATATTGATGAAGCTGATTATATTCACCGGATGCAGAACAAGCGAACTAACAAACGCAAAACGCGAGCATTTTGATCTTGATAATTGTGTGTGGACCGTTCCTGGCGCATTGAGTAAGAACAGAAACGAGTTTAAACGCGGTTTATCCGCAGTTAGCGTTGATTTATTGCGTGAGGCTATGGATTTGCACGGCTTTAATTTTATCTTCGTTCCCGTGCTTTCTGGAAGGAATGAAGCGGTAGACAGGAGCGTGCCGAAAACAGCTGCAAGGGATTTAATGCTAAGGATGGGCGGCGAGTCGTGGTCATGTCACGATCTGCGCCGCACTGTAAGGACAAACCTTTCAGCGCTTGGCATTGCGCCACACGTAGCCGAAAAGGTTTTAGGTCATAAACTGGCGGGAATGATGGCTATATATGATCAGTATGACTATGTGAGGGAACAAATCGAGGCGATGAATAAACTGGCTGATTACTACATGAAGCCCATTGATTTACAAAATGAAATAACGTCCTGATAACGGTAAAGAGATCCGCCGCGCTTTAATGCTGGCATCCCCTTAACAGGTTCAGGAAAAGGAGTTCCAGAATCTTTCCATTTTTTAACGAGCTTAAAAAAGGCGGACTTACTAAGCCCGCCTAACATTTTTTGCACTTGCTCACGATTAATAAGTATTGTCCCGATCTTATCCATTATTCACCACCCGTATATTCAACGTGTCCTATACATCCGTCTATAATAGCTTGCGCCATATTGCGATAATCGCACGAAAATTCGTTGTCGCGGTTAAAATCAATTTCTTTTGCAGCATCTTCGCCGATAACCTTAGTAGCAAGTGCAAACGCAATTTCAGCCAGTGTTTTTTCTTTCGGATCTACATACAACTTATGAGCGAAATGCTTCCATTCCCCGGCTTGTTCAAAATCAGGCGCATCCATTTCTACAAAAAGAGCAAGGCGATCACTTATATACTTGTATTTCAGAATAACATATTTCCGACCATCGACAGGATCTAGAAGCTCAAGCCATACTCCGCATGGAGGCTTTTCTCCTGCCATCCATTCCGTAACTTCTGGCGTATCGCAATCATGCCGCTCATCTTCGATTAATTCGTCAATGATTTCACTTTCTTTATTCATGCCATCATCATCTTTATTAGATAAATTGGCATATTTATCAAACTTCCAGCTTGCCGCCATAACAGAATAAGTGTCGCGATCAGCGCGAACACCAACCAAATAACATGATCCAAAATTATATTCTTCCCTGCATGTCGATACTTCAAACGATGGGTAGCATTCAGGGTTAGTGCGATGGCTAATCACGCCAATTGCTTTAGATTCACTCATTTATTTATCCTCAATTACGCCACGGTTACATTGTCAACCTTAATGTAATATTCATGGTTGTTTTCTATTTCAGATTTAAACTTAGAAAAACATTCCCGCCATTCATTCGCTTGATTATTGAAGTAGTACACCGTATGGCGATCTATTTTGTACAAAATCCCCGTTGATCTAGCCATGTAATAACTAACCATTATTGCCCCCAGCGTTTTATGAATTCATCATTTAATTTCGTATCACCCGACCATTGAACATCATGTTCCGCGCCGAACGAGTAGATCAGTTCTATTAGTTCACTGAATTCTGATTTACTCATCCGGCTGGTTGACGTTCCCAGCACAACAAAGCCTGATTTATCCAAATTAGGGACGACGCCATATTTTTTAAGCCCGGCAGTGAATACCGATTTCCAGTCTTCCGGCGATAGCTTTTTACCGTACCAATTAACCTGATCGCTAATGTCGGTTAACAGCGCCCAAAGCAACGCATTTTGACTCAGCGAGCGGGTTTTCTCCTGGATGGTAATTATCAGCGGGCTTTTGCTATCAGGCTGTATTTCCATTATCTGCCTGATAGCATTTTCTTTCACAGCGTCATTAACTATTTCAAATCTAATTTGTTTCATGATACACCGTTACTATTTTCACGCGGTGCACGCGCATACATGATCGCCCATAAAGAAATGAGCCTTGAACTAGCCATATGGTCGTTTTTTAGTTTTTTCATATCAACGACGACAGGACGATCAGGATCATCGCCGCGCATGTATTCCGCAATCGTGCTCAGGTCTTCAACTGTTAAATCTAATTCCTTATCCATAACGCCACCTCACACAATACGCATTGTGTTTCGTAATTCACCGCGCAGCGCGCGCAGTGCATCACGCATTGGTACAAAAAACCGGTTAAATTTTACGTGTTTATATTTCCGCATTAGTGGCGGTGTATAAACCATCGCGCCGCAAGAATTGCATGGGAAACGGAAATGTGATTCATCAATGAATGTTTCAACTAAATAAAAGATTACACGTCTCATAATTCCAATCCAGTTTCACCATTAAGTTTTTCGATCTCAAATACTGGTTTATCCGGCAGCAGGCCGTTATTTTTCCGGTATTCATTCAGGCGGCTGTCAAAATCAAATGCAAGATCATTAGCGTGACCGAAGCGCCCAGGTTTAAACAGTGAATAAAAATTAAGGCCATGTTTATTTGTATCAATGCAAAGTGTCTCATCAAGCACCATTAAACGCAGGGTGCGCGAAAGATAATTCCACGGGATACCTGTTTCAGCGCTAATGTCACGCATACGCTTTTTGACGCTGTAGTCACTAAATAACGCCGCCACACGATCGCGACGTTGTGCATACAAATATTTAATCCGATAACCAAGCAAGCGGCGGCGTGGTCCGAAATATGTATATACACGCTCGACAATGCCAGTGTCGATTAAGTGTTTAATTGTCTCAGGCAAGCATCCTGCTTCGTCATATTCCGCTGATAATCCTGTTTTCTGGCGTAACTGCTGCATTGTGTCGATGCCATCCAGTTCAAGGATGTTGATAATTTTTGTTTCAAGTTCAATGCTCATTGTTTTTAGCCTCAATTTAAGCGCGAAAACAGCCACCAGAAAGCGGTAAACTTTCCGGTAAGCCGTTTGCTCAAGTTAATTAAAAAGATGCTTTATTCTGGTTGTTTCGTGGCGAGAATCGGCTTACCGCCGGACGTTGTTGCATTGACTGGATGCAAGCTGACGCCGCGCGGGCCTGGTCACACGGTAATATGTTGCCGTTGTCGTCAAAACGCTGGTAAACAGTCCCGGTTTTTCCGTGACGGTTTTTTGAAACGATAATCTCCATGTATTCGCGTGCAACAGATTGTTCGTTGTAGTAGCCGTCGCGGTATACCATGATGATCCGGTCTGCGTCCTGTTCAAGATTGCCGGAATCGCGCAGATCAGAATTGTTCGGTCGCTTGTTCGGTCGTTCCTCGACGCGGCGGGATAATTGCGCCAGCGCCGCCACTGGTACGCGCAATTCTTTCGCCATCATTTTCAATGACCACGACAATTGCCCTACAGCGAGATCGTGACGTTCTGCCTTAGCCAGCTTCATTAACCCGATGTAGTCAATCATTACCATACCCAGGTTGGGATAATCCTGCTTCATTCGTTCAGTTGTGGCGCGTATTTCCTCGACAGTTAACTGTGATGCATCAACAATCCACACATCGAGATCAGCAAGTGCGCTCATTCCCTGGGCAACGTGCGCCCATCCTTCGTCATCCAGTTTTACCGGATTACGTAAGCAATCCGTTGACAAGTTCCCTGCGCCAGCGATAGCGCGTTCAGTCATCTGATCGAGCGACATTTCAAGCGTGAACAGCAAAACGCCGACCCGCTGACCTTCGCCTCCAGGGTATGGGCGTTCAGCCGCCGCGCGGGCAATTGCCAACGCCAACGCCGATTTACCAGACCCTGGGCGTCCGGCGATAAGCACCAGATCAGTAGCGTTAATGCCGCCTAACATTTCGTCGAGTGGGTCAATCCCTGTTTTGATGTTGTCAGAGTTCACGCCACACTCCATGCGTTTACTTAACACTTCCGTGTATTCCTGGACCGCATCGCGCAACAGCACCGGGATAATTTGATCTTTTGTTACCTTTAATTTTGAATACCGGGAATCAAAATCTTTCATCGTCTCCCTGACGACTTCAAGCGTCCCTGTTTCCAGCTTGTAGCGAATGTCTTCCATTAGTTCCAGCATTTGCCGACGCTGGTGTTCTTCCTGTAGTAGTTGCGCATATCCTTTCAGGTTGGCAGCAGAAGGGCACGATCGTGCCGTTTGCATTAGCGGTACAAAGTTTTCATTGCCAATCTCATCGCCAACCAATAACGCGTCGATAAGATTTCTGTTTCTGGCTTGCGCCCGGATAACTTCAAACGCACGTTTATAAAGCGGGATCGTGAACACTTCAGGATCAAGTGTGGCGAGAACATCTTGCGCGTTAGGAGTAAGGCCACCTAACAGTAGCCCGCCGATAACTGACGCTTCACGTTCCTGCCGTAGTGAGTTTATTTGCTCAGTTACCATTATGTTATTGCCTCCGGTTTACAAAATGGAATATTCAGGGTAATAAACAAAGCGCCCAATTTCCCCATGATCCGGGCTGTAAATAATCACCGCTGCCAGACGCCGCGACCGCCAGCCGCCATTAGTTGAATATGCGTCTTTGCCAGCTAATGTGCCGTGGTGCTCAACTATTCCAAGTGATGTTTCAACAACTGATTGATGGTGCAGATGTCCAGTGTGAGCGTAAACAGCCACAGACCTTCCGAAATCCTCCCGCCAGTCAGCTACGCAAGCAGACAATAAATTTTCCGGCTTTTTGATAGTGTGCCCGTGGTGGTAAGCAAGGAATGTTTTGCCATACTGTGTGTGGTGGACAATGGCAGGTGACACGTCAACAGTCACGCGCGGCTCATCTTCGTAAAAAGCCGCAAGCGCAGCACGTAGCCAGATCATACCTGATTGGTCGTGATTACCGGATAATACCTGGATCTCGACATCCTTATGATTTAGTAACATCTTCCCGACCGCACGCCGGACCGACCGGATCGCCACATAAACCAGTTTTGCGTAGCGTGAATCACAATCTAAAACGTGATTACTTGATGGCGTCACTGGTAACAGGCCGTCAGTGTGAAGCACATCACCGCCGAGAAGTAAAACAGCTTTTTCAGACATCGGAGCAGCGCCAACAGCGTAGTCAAAGAAGTCATTCAACACGCGCTCAGCGATCCCAGTATCGTAGCTCTCACCGCATTCAGCTTTATGAGCAAGCGCCCCGATATGCAGATCAAACACCGGATAAAGTGCCAGGCTTTTTTGAAAATCAATTTCAGGCACTGGCACAGCCTCCGCGCGTGGTATTTCATCAGTGAAAGCGTCGCGGGCCGCTTCCATTAGCTGTTCCATTTCTTCGCGGTCACGGGCTGTTTTAATCCAGCGCATGATAACATTGCCGTTCTTATCGACTAGCAACGACTCGCCATTGACGCCAAAACCAGGAGCGCGGCGTGTTGATAATAAACCACGTTTCGCCAGTTTTGCGCCCAGGCGCTCGACATTGCGTTTTGACATGCCATATTTTTCAGCAATCTGCTTGTACGTTAAACCGTTGTTATATTCAGCGATCAATTGCTCATCGCTGATTTTTCTTTGCGACATAATGTTAATTCCTCAGGTTTACATTTTGTATACATCAGGATATAGCACAACGAAAAAACTTGCACCCCAAATAATCCTCAATGCGTTTTTGTCTTATCGCATCGCTTTTTGCTTGCCGTTTGTGATGTGATTCATCAATTTCTACAGCAATATTATTCACAAGATCGTAGCCATCAATAAAATACTTGTTGCCAGCAACATTAACAGGATATTGCCTTATTAATTTAACTCCTTTTAGTTTTTCGTACATAGTTAATCCAGCATGTTCATAACGCTTCCTAATCATATTTTTACAATTATAACTCATTTCTGATAATTTCTCGTCACATTCCCTTTTTATTTCCTCAATTACATTCTTGTCGCTTTTTAATTCAATAAAGTTTTCTATGTCGTTATAATTACCGCATTCAAAATTATTACTAAGACCTTTATTTTGACCCCATGTATGATACTTTTCCGCTATCTTATCGCTAATATATCTTTCATATCCATAATTTGTTTTAACTGTAAAATATTCAATATTTAAATCAATGGTAAACTCATCATTATTAAGATGTTCATTTAAAAACGTATCTGGATCTGCAATATCGCTTGAATGAAACAACCTTACCCATAGTTTTTCTATTGATACTCCGCGAGTAACGAACAACCATTTTTTATACTTTTCAGCATCTTCCTTTGACACATACACAGAGCATCGCCCGGGAGTATCACTAGTTTCAACATAGTTGTTACACCATAAAACATAATTATAAGCATAAGGACTATCTTTTCTGGTATTATTTGAATATTTATTAAACACATCTTGTAAATCAACTAATCCACAAGATTCAATAACTGGCTTAACCCAATTTTCATTATATTCATAATGTCTATATTTACCAGGTGTAACGAATCTAATAAACGTTATAGGTGTGATATACACATCATCACCATCAATAATAAAATCCTTGTATTCCTCAAATCCGTAAAGATCAGAGTATTTAACAAATGATTTAAGCCTATCGATTTCAAGTTCAGAAACAAGATTATTAACAGATAGTAATTGCGTGTCCTTACAATTTAGTTTCACATGATAAGTGGCAATCATATGTACCTCTTTTCTTAATTTTATATATAACGCCTCAGACGTGCTACAACGCAAAAATCCCACCGCGTAACCCGTTTGCACAGGTTGCAGTGTCTTATTGCGTCAGAGGCGCTCTCAGGTGGCTAATTTTTGATTTACAGGCTGGTATGAAGGTTATGGATTGATAAGAAGGAACAAACCGCCGAACAAAGCGACGTTAACAGCGATTGCAGCAGCGATGGCAAAGGCCAGGGCGAAAACGTGTTTACCGTCCATTTTAAAATCCTCTCTAAAACGCTCTATAACGAGCTAAATAGCTAAAGATATGCAATCGTAGCACCATGCGTGTTTTAGCTCGCTGGTGAGGTTGTTTTGTGGGTAATTTTGGATTTTTGCGAATCGTGGTTGGTCAAAGAGCGCCTGCGCGTGTGTCGCGTAGCGTTTTTGGTTTAAGCAGGAAATCAAGTGTCGCTGTGAAGCCATTGCCGAAGTAAAAATCTGAAGCCGTGTTTTTGAATGTTTCGAAGTAGGCGACAAAGCCGTTAATGCTTTTGTCTTTCAGGTAGTCAGTGAACGCATAGATCTTGCGTTCAAGATCCCGATCCAGTTCGACAGGTGGTAACAGGCCGTCAAACGTGCTGTTAAATGCTTCCACCACGTCGGCAGCGTTTGCAGTGGCTGACAGTTTGCGCCATTGTTCAGCATCAGTCAGATACCCATCAAATTTAGTTACCCGGCAAATATTGATAGGCTTAGGTGTTCCACCACGGCTACGCCATTGCGTTAAAGCCCACTCAATCACTAATGTGATCTCATCCTCCGTATACGCTTTACGTGTTTTTGTTTCTGTCAGTAGTTCGATGAATGGCTTCGCATCACGACATTTGCATCCTGCCTTGTCGTTGTAGAAGGCCAGGCAACGCAACGCCGCTTCGTTTACGCCATCATGATTGACCATTTTTTGTTCATTTTCGACAATACACGAAGTGTATATATCTTTTTCTCTTTCTTCTTCTACTTCTAATTCTAATTCATGACCCTTTCCTGACCCGGTCATGACCCTATCATGACCTTTTTGTGTTGGATTGATTAACTTTTCTAATTTTAATTGCTCCTTAGCTGTGTTTATGGCGGCCCTGTACGCGCTTTTAGAAGTCATTGATTGGTCAAGCCTTTTCAATAACTTTAAACAAGTTATGTGGCCTTGAGAACATTCAAACAAACCAATTTCGATGAAGTATTTCATCATTTCTTCTATACGTTTTTCAGTCGATCCGACGTTTCGCGCAATGATTCTCGCGTCATGTCGTAGGTCAAAAGTCAGATTGTGCTGATCTACGTCATAAGTTATTAGTTCGAGGCAATACCAATAAAGCCCGTACCCTTCCAGGCCATAATCTAACAAAACGTTTTGAAGTTTTTCATCGCGGTTCGCATCGCTGTCATGCTTAAACCACTTCATAGATCATCCCTCCGGCAACATCACTACATAGACATCACTGAATGCATCAAGACGACAAACAAATCCTTTATCCATTAACGCGGCGAAGGCATCATGTACCGTATGAACAGGAAGTTCACACATTGCGGCTACTTCTTTGCGTGATGCATCATGTACCCGTCCTTTGTTATCTGCCTTTTCAGCCAGAGCCATTAAGACAAGTTTTTGAATCGGGCTATTAAGTTTTACGTTCCATGCTTTACTAATCATGTTTATACTCATCGCATTTTCTCCTATGGTTAGAGTGAACGCGCGGGCGGGCATCCCATTAGCATTAGATAGCAGTGACTGACCGCTCAACAGATCCCGCCGTTGCGTGATATTTGTTTTTCGCTTCGCAGCGACACCGGATTTTTAAAGAGCATAAGGTAAGTGCCTTTTTGTGCCTTCCGTTATCTTTTTCCTTGCGTCTTTGCAAGTATGGCCTTACCTTGTCTGCAAGTTTACAAAATGGAATTTTAAGATCAAGGCTTAAAATACACGTTTTGTGACTTGCATCAAACTTTTTGAGGTTATAGGGTAGCGACATGAAAACAAAATGGTATGACTTAGCAAAGCAGCTCATGCGGGCGCAGGGCATGAGCCAGGATTCGCTCGCGGATCGTATGGGGATAACTAAAGGCGGCCTGTCACACTGGCTGAACGGTCGCCGAGAGCCAAATCTTGAAGATATTGCGCGGATTATGCGCGAGCTTGGTCGTCGGCAGTTTACTGTTACACATGATGGCATGGTCATTGATGATTCTGTTTCTAATACACTTCAGGCCGTGCCGCCGCGTGATTTAGGTAGTTACCCGGTTATTGACTGGAAGGACACAGTAAACAATATGGATGACGCAAGGCGTTCAGCATTACGACACGTTACGACTAGCGTTATTTGTTCAGATGACAGTTACTGGCTGGTTGCCAAAGGTGAATCAATGAACGCGCCGCAGGGGTTGAGCATCCCGGCGGGGACGATGATACTTGTGGACCCGCACGCGCCAGCTATTGACGGCAAACTGGTTATAGCCCAGCTTGAGGAAGGGCAGATACCGACGTTTAAACAGTTGATTATTGATGGAGGTCAAAGGCTTTTACGTTCGCTCAATCCGCTGTATCCGCCAATCCCTATGAATCCAGAATCAAAAATTATAGGCGTGGTGGTTGATGCGAAGATCGTAAACCTGCCATAAACATTAGCCGCCGAATGGCGGCTTTTCTTTGCCTGGAAAACACCAAAACGTAAACAGAAAACGTTATTTATTATTTAAATATCAATGGCATATAAAATATTTTAAAAAAGTATACAAAATGGATTGACTCGATGTTTTACGGGGCGTATATTGCGAGTCAAAGGAAGGGCGCAGGTAACAAAAGCAACTTCCTGGCACTTTAAAAATCAGGCTTAACACCTTGTCAACCGTGGAGTAACTCCCCGATGGGGGACCGAAAGCGGCACTGATAACAAGGCGCATGGGGTGTTTAAAGCGTTACATCCCCCACGAAACCGCACGCAAGGCGACGAGTCAGCTTGCTTGGAGTGAGCAAGGTCACGCCGGGAACGGCGATGATTGCGGGATTAGTTGAAAGATGTTAAGCCGCTCATTAACAATCTGGTCAGCCGCTGGAAGTGCGGCAATTAACGAAGATGATTTTTTATTAAGTATCATCAAGGATATACGGAGATCAGATTATGAGCGTTACAATTATATATGGTAAATGTGATAGCAAAATGAATGCCAGGGAACGCAGAAGGATAAAAAGAGAAAACGAAAGAAAATCATCACCTGCAATCAATAAAACAGACAATGTGGATAAAGCTATTCGATTTGCAAACGAGGAAAGATGCAAACCAAATAGCATTAAAGAACGTCGCAAAGGATCAGTAAAATGGTATACGGAAAATGAAAGCGGCAGCTACTACCACGCAACGCAACCACGCCATTTAGGGGAAAAACCCCTGGATAAAGTCCGCTACCATTAATACAAAATGTAAACATCCGGAGATGACATTATGGTTATTCAGGCGCTTCAATTCAAACTGGCAGTAGCGGAAATGCTTCACGATGCCGAAATGTGGAGCGCCGCGAATAAAGCCTTATACATAGTGTTAACAGCACGGGAGATTAAATGGTGAAAACAGAGTTACATAAAAAGCTATGGACGATTCAGCAAACGCTGAACGCGCCGAAAAATCAGCGTAATAATTTTGGTGGATATAATTACAGGTCGGCGGAGGATATTTTAGAGGCGGTTAAACCACTGCTTCAAAATATCACGCTGACTGTTAGTGATGAAATTGTCCTGATCGGCAATCGCTATTATGTGAAAGCAACGGCGACGCTAAGCGACGGTGAAGACGTAATAGCGGTAACTGCTTATGCCAGGGAGGAAGAAAACAAGAAGGGTATGGACGCCAGCCAGCTAACAGGAGCAACATCAAGTTACGCGCGTAAATATGCTTTGAACGGTTTATTCTGTATAGATGATGCTCGCGATCCTGATACTGATGCTTACGCGAAGCAGACAGGCCAGCAGCCGCGACAACAGAAAAACCCACCAAAACAACAACCGCAGCAGAAGAAAGCGCCGCCAAATCCTGATGAAGTATTAGCACGTTTCTGTGATGCAGCAGCGAAAGCGCAGGACGCTAACAAGCTGCGTGAAATATTTGGCAAATGCTGGAAATTACTACCGGAAGGATCGGAACATCGAATCAAGGCAAAAGATGTTTATGACATCCGGGTCGCAGAGCTTAACGGGGAGATGGGTTAATGAGTTTGAATTCAATTACGCTGGGCGGGAATATCGGAAACGACATGGAAGTTCGCTACACGCAAAACGGTAAAGCGATTGGTAGTTTTCCGTTAGCTGTAACGAATGGCTACGGTGATAACAAGCGGACAATGTGGATCACTTGCCTGGTATTTGGTGAGCGTGCGGAAAAATTAGCGCCACATATCCGCAAGGGTGGAAAAATAGTGGTAAGCGGTCGCCTGGATGTTCGGCAATATGACCGGAACGACGGCACGAAGGGGACTGCGGTAGAAGTGGCGGTTAATGAATTTGAATTCATGAATGTTAACCAACAAGGCCAGCAGCAAGGACAGCAGCAGAAAGCGCCGCCGCAGCAGCAGAATAATAACGGGAATAATCCGCCTCCGATGGACTTCGACGACGATATTCCTTTTTAGAATCAATGTGTTAGCGATGAGTGATTGTCTAAAACCGCCACCGCAACCACGAACAAAAGAGCAAGTATTAAAAGAAGCCCGCGATCAAATCGATCGCGGGCTTTTTTTATGCGGCACGGCAGCGGATCGAATGGCGAAAAGATTTAGTGACCTGTACGCGAAGCAAATCTGGTTTGACAACTGGCGAGCGAGTTCTTACCCGCTACAGAAAACTGATGATATGCAGTGGCCTGAATATGTTGATCCACGAATGCGCAAATATCGCGGGCGTATGGGCAAGGTTATTAACGATTAATGAGGTATTACCATGACAGCTACAACATTAAGCGAAAATAACGGGCGCGGTTTTCAGGGGACTGCGGAAACCTCAGACGATGGTGATGTATTTGTCGAATTCGGTGGCGATAACTATGAATTCGAAACGTCGGCGGGCTGGCACGATAAATGGCCTTTCCCGACGCGCAAGGAATTAAGCGAACGTAAATCATTTGGCGAAGATGCCGAACGGCTGGCTAATAACAAATGGCTTGATAAGTTCATTGCGGAGGGTGGCAAATGAAAAAGATTGCAATGTTATCCGCCGCCGTTGCTGTGGCGGCTGTTTACCTTAGTGCGTCACTCTATATCACTGTGGCGATTGTTAAGCTGATTACTGACATGTGAGGTTTATATGCGAGTCGACAAAAATACTGTCAAGGCTGTTTTCTATGTGGTCGCTTTCGTCTTCATGGTGGTAATAGCTGGCGCGACTGCGGCAATTATTAGCTATATCGGCGGGGTGATGTGATGCCATTCATGAATATCAAAACGGGTGATCTGGTCGTGCTCCCGGAATACCGTAAAGACCCTGGTCTGGTTGTGCTGAATAAGACATATAACGATCTTGAGCGTCCGATCCTGGTTAAATATCTGGACGGAACAATTATAGAGCCGCGCTTCTTTGACAAGATCGAACTGAAGGCCCGTAACGTTCGCGTTAAGCCGTTCCGGGCTTATGTTGAAGACCACTGGCGGAAATTGTTCGCCGGACTGAATGGGATGTTCGGCGTATGGCTATAAAATTGGTAAAAGTTAAAGATTTAAAAGGCGGCGAAAAGATCCGTACGTGGTATGGGTATAAATTTATCATAGCTGCCTTTTCTTTTGGGCCTGGTGGTCAGGTAACATTATTTGACGAGGAAGATGATGAGGTGGGTCAATGGCATCTTGAACAATATGTTGAGGTGTTAAATGAAAATTAAATTCCATAAAGCATATGATAGCGAAACAAACAAGCTATCACTATTTATCGAATTCGAACGCCGGATCGTGGTTGTGCCCTGGGCGCGGCGCTTCAATGACGCTGGCGGACGTAGACAATTCGCGGTCGATATGCTGTTACGCGGCTGCGGCCTTATGCGTCCGCTATCTGATTTAAAACGAATGATGCCGGGATCGTTCGGTCAGATTGATGAAATAGAAATAAGCCCGGAAGAACTGAAACGGGAGCGTGATTTATTCCTTTCAAGCGAAGGAAACCCGTTTAATTCAGAAACTGAAATGAAATGGCATCACCCACTATAAAAGGATAAATATCATGAACGACATCAAAACAGCTTACTCTCTCGGTAATGAAGGTATGTTGATCACTCGCTATACAGATGATGCAAACTTTCACGAAGTGGAAATTAAAGATTATCACGAAGTATTGAAAGATATGGAAGCTGGCGCGTATGACGCTGATTTGAATCTGGCGCTACAGGTTGTTGATATTGTGATGGGTGCGTCAATCCGCGATTACGTGTCTTTAAGTATGGAAGAAAAAACATCGGTAGCGCGTTATGTATTCTCTCTTACTTTTGTGAAGCGCATGGAGGAAGAATTCGGACGCGTACCAGTGCCGGAAGAGGTTGATCCGCTCGCGTTCGGAAGTGCTGTCATTTTCCCGTTGAACAAGGAACAGCTTGGTAGTGTTTCACTGCATTCTATGCGCGTCCTGATGAAAAATATCTTTGAGGTTAAGATGTTGCAGAAATGCATTGAGGAAGGCCACAAAGAGGAAGAAGTAAAAGCGCTCATGCCATTGTTTTACGGTGAAATGGTTGGCAATGATATGCGTGCAAATGATTTCGGCGTACAGGCGGCTATCGCTGTGCTTAATTACGCACGGAAAAACGCACAGCCGACGCCTGAACAGGGAAAACGTGTACTGCATTAACCGAGTAATTCCGATCACATAAATATACATTTTGTATTGTGATTGTATATCCGTTTTGTAAGCCGAAATCAAAAGGTTTACGGTGCGGAGGAAGCAAAAATGGAACGCGAATTGATGCTTTATTGCGTAGAAGGTGGCGTAGGTCACGATGCCTACGTCGCCGGGAAAGACTATCCAGCCGATGAAGTGCTTTCTAATATGCACTTCAGAGAAAATGAAAGCCAGGTGTCTGTGTGGAAACGGTGTATTGATGGTATTGAGGTTGTAAGTATCGAACGGTATTTAGGCACGTTTGATTACGGTGTTATTGAGGCTTAATTATGGACGATACATTGTTTTATATGTGCTGTTTCTGGGGTTTTATTGCCTTATACCTGTTTATCAGGTGGTTTATTGAATACCATATGAGGTAATGTATGGAACAAGAAACTGATTATCGAATACCTGATAGCCTAAAATTAGTTGGCATTGGTTTCGGGTGTAGATTTGTATCTGACGCAAAAGGAGCGATTTATTTAATACGTCTTATTGATGGCGTTCAACATATAAGGAGATTAGGAATTTACATCAAAGCATTCAGAAGAGGTTATTTAAAAACTCATGAAATTTAAACATTACATGGAATGGAAAATTCCAGAAGCAGCAACAAAGGCAGCGCCAGGAAATTTTTCTGGCGTTTATTTTTATATGGATGGCAAATGGTATTTCGGCAGCAGGCCGGATCACTACTATCAAGAAATATGCAAGCCTCACGTATGGGATATTAAAGAGCGCGTGAAAGGCGGGGTAATTGAGGACGTTTAAAATGCTTAAGAGCTTTTTTAACTGGTTGGGGGCGTGGCTTTTGGCTACGCTTTTTGTTTTCCTGGCGGCCCTGACTGTTATCGGTGTTATTATGCTGGGGGCTATGTTTATTACGTGGTCGCTTCCTGAATTTAACGACATTGGGAATATTCTTTTTGCAGCCCGCGCTTTATTGGCTGTTAGCGCATTCATTGGTTTTTGCTGGACTGCCGCGCCGGATTGGACTGACACATGGTGATCCTATGGCCTTATTCAATATGTCAGAGCCGCAATTTAACGCCGTAAAGACTGCCGCCCGCGCCGCGCTTTCGGCCTGCAAAGCGGAGGTAGAGAAGAACGGCTACAGCGATAAAGCCACGCGGCTGATACTCGACAAGCATTATCGCAAGGTCGCCCCGCTAATCAGCATTGAGCGTTTTGTGTGGTTGGTGGGGTATCTGAATAACCGCTGGGGGACGGAGCAGGATTATTTCTAAGGGGGACGCAATGAAAAATGATTACGGCGGCAGTCATACGCCGAAAGAAATAAAAGACCTATGGCAGACGCCGAAACCTGTTTTTAGAGGAATGGATCGGGAATTCGAATTCGTCGCGGACGTGGCGGCAAACAAGGCAAATGCATTAGTTCCGCGATATATAACCGAAGAAATGAACACGCTTAATTACCCGTGGGGAGCGGTGGCGATGCCTGGTGAATATGTCTGGATGAATCCACCATATTCTAATCCGGGACCATTCGTTGATAAGGCGGCGTTTGAACACCACCGAAATCATATTGGCTGTGTAATGTTATTGCCAGCCGACACTTCTGTTAGTTGGTTTATGAACGGCGTGGAGACGGCAAATGAATGCCGATTAATCACGCGCGGGCGGCTGGCGTTTATTAATGCCGCGACGGGTAAACCAGCAAGCGGAAACAATAAGGGGAGCTTGTTCTTGATCTGGCATCCACGGTGCAGACATGAATGTATTTTCACGCAGATAACACGTAAAGAGCTATATGCAAGAGGTGCAGATAATGACTAAGGCAGCAGATTTATTGAGACTTGCAGCGGAAACCATAGAGCAAAGAGGTAAACAAAACGGCTACGACAAAAAAGAGGAAAAATCAGCGCCAAAAATAGCCACTATTTACAACGCTAAGAAGGGAGCAGATTTAACCCCGCTTGATGTATGGGATCTGCTAATTTGTCTCAAGGAGGCGCGTTTAGAGGCCATTTTAAGCAATAAATCAGATCCGACAGACACGCTAATTGATTTGATTAGCTATAACGCGCTAAAAGCGGAGCAAATATTAACGGAGCGGGAGGAAGCCCAAAGAAAGAAACGGGCTGTTTTGATATACCGTTAAATTGCGGCTGTAAGAATGCCTCAATACCAGGCGACTTAATCGCCAGCAGCAAGGTAACGCTAAATAGTGTCCTTGCAAACAGGCTTGATGGTAAGTGTGATAACGAATCACTACTACGCGCGGCGGGGTATCATAAAAATGGAAAGGGTGACAATTGACAGGTTATTGGCCTGCATTTATGTCGCCGTTTTCGTGATCATTAACCTTATTGTTAACCACTGCGGCCCGTGGGTAATTCCGATCACCACGGTAGCCGCCGTGTGCGTCAATATGATGATCCGTGACTTCCTGTTATATGACGGCGGCCTGAAATGGTCGGCTACAACATGCGCCGCCGCTGGCGCAATCACGGTGCTGATAAACTACGATGCCGGGATGGTGGCGATCGCGTCATTCGTCGCGGTTGTTTCCGGTGCGCTTATTTCTGGCGGTGTTTACCGGATTTTACCTGGCGATTTCGATTCAAAACGCTGGCCTGCGAATATAGCGTCCGCCATTGGTGATGCGTTAATTTTTCCCACGCTATCGTTTATGGCATTTATGCCGGAAATATCAGCTATGCAATTCATCTCAAAAATGGCGGCTGTAACGGTGATCACTATCATCATTCGTCGCTATTTTACGTTCGAGGGTAGGAAATGAGTGGGCTTAGAAATTGGGTGGTGTGGTCGCTGTACGACGGCAGCGGGTACGCCGTTAAAGATTGGGCCGACGCTGGCTATAAGTGTTATTGTTTCAATTATGACGGCGCTAATCATGGCGATTATGAAGGCGTCAAGATCATTCATCCTAACATTGAATATGTCAACGTATGGATTGACAGCCATTTCCTGGTAATGTTCTCCCCTGAATTGTCTGTTTATCCAGATCCTGACATTATCCTGGGCTTTCCTCCGTGCGACGATCTTGCGGTGTCCGGCGCTCGTTGGTTTTCAAGCAAGCGTGAAAAAGATCCTTACTTCCAGCAGAAGGCGGCATACAACGCAAAACTGGTAGAAACGCTTGCTGACATGTACCACGTCCCGTGGATGGTGGAAAACCCGGTTGGAGCACTGTCAACGTTATGGCGTAAGCCGGATTTCATTTTTAATCCGTGCGCTTACGGTGGCTACCTGCCGGAAGATGATAAGCATCCAGCTTTCCCGGAATACATCGCCGACCGCGACGCCTACACGAAGAAAACTTGTATCTGGTGCGGCAACGGATTTAAACAGCCGCTATTTCGGCCTGTACCAATGCCTGATGAGTGGGAAGATAGTAAGCAGCACGCGAAGTTAGGCGGGAAGTCGAAGCGCACTAAGATGATCCGCTCACTCACGCCGCGAGGATTCGCCCGTGCTGTATTCCTGGCTAATGACCGGGCAATCACGCGGACTACTCTTAACCGCGTTTTACCGGATTGATGTTTACAAAATGGCGTCATTGTGTGATGCGGATCACATAATGGCGCTTTATTGTTTGTTCGCATGTATCCGTTTTGTATACTTCAAACAAACAAAATGCTCTTTAAAAATCCGGTAACGCTGAAATGCGTAAAAATCACCTGAAAAAGGAGAGAGCATTATGTCTTTTGAGAATTACCAATGGCATGACGACTATGAACGGGAAAGTGTCATGCGTGCAATGTGCAGTGTATGCAGCACGAAGAAGGGAGAATGTAACGAGTGCAACGAATGCGTAGATCGCTTGCTAAGGGCTGGACACGCCGAAAGGCTGAACGAAACAGAGAATCAAGAATAATCGGGGTGGTTTTTATGCAAAACCCTAAGAAACCAATAAGACGCCGTTGCAAATGCTGCGGCGTTTTTTTTGAGCCTAAATATCACAATCAAACGTGGTGCAGCGATGAATGTCTGGAAGAACTGAAGTTTGACCAGCTATGCCGCGACCGTGAGAAGGCTATGAAGGCTATGGAGCGGAAGAAACGCCGTGATAGCCAGAGGGAAGAACGCAACCGGAAGCGTAAACAGTTAAATCCGCGTAGTTATTGGATCAAACAAGTTCAAAATGTATTTAACGCCTATATTCGCGAACGTGACGCGCGCTTGCCGTGTATATCTTGCGGGACTTACTACGGTGAGCAATGCGGGTGGGATGCAGGTCATTACAGGACGGTAGCCGCCGCCGGACACCTTCGCTTCAACGAGGATAATTGCCATAAGCAATGTAGGCACTGCAACCAGACACTAGACGGCAGCATCGGAGGGTATCGCCCGGCACTGATTCGAAAAATTGGCCTCGCAAGGGTGGTAGCACTGGAAAACAACAATGATACGCATAAATGGACGATCGCAGAATGTAAGGAGCTAATAAACATCTATCAGGCGAAATTGGACGCCTTAAGGAGAAAGGCAGCATGAATGAATATACTTTTAGCCTGCCTTACCCGCCATCGAATAACCGCTATTACCGACATTCACGGGGTTTTCACTATATCAGCGAAGTGGGGAAGGAATACCGGGAACAAGTAAAAGACATCATCGAATTATTAAATCTAGACATTAACCTGTCTTGCCGACTGGCAATCGCCATTTATGCCGCGCCGCCTGATAACCGGACCAGGGATCTTGATAATATCCCTAAATGCCTATTTGACAGCCTTACTTATGCCGGATTTTGGAAAGATGATGGACAAATTGACTCAATAAAAATTGTCCGCTGCCGGAAGGTAAAAGGCGGACGCTTGTTTATTAAGATCCGCGAACGCGGCGACCTACTACCGGATATTGACGAATACGCGACTAATATGTGGGGTGAGCAATGAAAAACGAAGTTAAAGATCTGCAAATAGATATTCAGCGCGATGAGCATGATTTAGCTACAGTCCGACAAATCCGGGCTTTTCATATGCGCGAATTGCTTGCATTGAAAGAGCTTGAGAAAAAGTTAGTCCAGTCTATTTCTGATCGTAAACAACTTATTGCTCGTTACGGGGGGAAATAATGAATTTAGAATCCATTCTGAAATTCCACTTTCCCAAATCACCGCGATTATCAGACGAAAGCCGGGGCACATCCCCGGATGCGCTTAATACGACTGATGCGCTAACCGCTGCAGGTATGGCGCAATCGCGCGTAGAGCTTGGTTACAGCGCTTTTTTAGGGAAGATGGAACTATCGCAAGCCGAAAAACACAGGGCCGTAGTTTTGCTTACAGAGCGTTTAAGAGCTATGGCAAAAGATTACGAATACGTCATGGAGCTGGACGAGGACAAACGCAATGATCTTATTATTCTTGTTGCCGTTTTCGCGTTTCGGGATTACTGCCAGAGTGCCGCGACAGAAAAAACTTGTATGGATTGCGGCGGATATAAATTTACGTTTGACGACTACGGAGAAAAACACCTTTGCAAAAAATGCAAGGGGCATGGAAAAGTTCGCAATCATTGTAAACGATGCAAAGGGCGCGGCGAGATACCGGATAAAGCAGCCAGTGAAGCAGCGGAAATGCCAGTGTTCAAAACGTGCCAGCATTGCGGCGGGCGCGGGTACTCGCGTTTCCCTGTAGATCTTGTCCGGCGTGCGGTTAATCAGCTTGTATTTCCGGTAAGCCGATCAACATGGTGGAAAAAATACCGGGTTTTCTATGAAGACGCCATCGCTGAATTGTTCAAAGAAGAGGCGCGGGCTGATAACGAAATTAAACGAGTGACGCGAGGTGAATGATGGATAAACTGGAAATAAACGATCAGTTTGCCGTTATCTTATTCGAAGATAAAACAGGCGGCGCATGTTGTAAAAAAAGTCACTGGTGCTGAAGCGCGCTTAATATTGGGTATGGCAAGCGCGTTAAATGATGGCGAATTGCCCGCCATCCCTGTTAAGCCAGTGCATATCTATAAAAGGGGCGACAATGAAAATGATTAATATCGGTTGGTTATATTGCGAAAACTGCGACGACGACGGCATGGTTGTTAAGACTGAAAAAGGCTGCGGCCTCCTTCTGTATCAAGGCGATAAGTTTGTTTGTCCGCGATGCGGTGGTAGTGGTGAGATAGAAATTATTGAAGATAACGCCGTAGCGCAAGAACCAGAGCGCATTGTCCTTGATGAAAAAATAAAAATTCATCCTGATTTATTACAGCAAATTATCGATCACGTATCGGCAGCCGCAATCTACGGCGATAACAATTATCAGCGTGAAATGAACGTCAAACGTGCGCTTGAGCAATATTTTAAGGGTGATAGTGATGGCAAATAAACACCTGCATTTGAATTTAAAAGGAGAATACTTCCACGCTATCCGGGCGGGGAAGAAGGTTGAGGAATACCGGCTTTACAATGAATACTGGCGTAAACGCCTGGAGGGGCGGGAGTACACAAGATTAATCATTAAATGGGGTTATCCATCGGATGATGAGAAAGACCGGATTATCGTATTGCCTTACATGGGGTACGAAATCAAGTTGATTCAACATCCACTATTCGGCCCTGATCCGGTGAAGGTATTCGCAATAAAGTGTGATATTTACTAGCAATACAGATTTTAAGGTTTGTTGAGCAATGAAAAAAGCTGGCCTGTCAATTAGCCGCGTATTGTGCGGTGATGAAAACGAGATCCGCATAGAAATTAAATTTAGCACTGGTAAAGAGATAATTCTTTACACGACACCTGAAAACCTGACGCTGGCGCTTACTGGTAAATCTGAAACGCCGTGCGACGTCCGGTTGCGCAATATTGAGATCAAGGAAATAGGAAGGGTGAAAAATGAAAAGTAACCGTAAACGCCTGGTAAGGGCGTATGACAAAGCGTTAAAGGCTTTTGATGATCTGCGACACAATAAGCGCCAGCGCCGCAAATGGGCGCGTATGCTTGTTTATAAGTGGCATTATTTTGATGCTTTTATGGAAAGTGCGCCGCTATTAACACAAGAACGAGCCGACGAAGTAGCTAACGATAACGTTTATTATATGATGTGGTGATAATATGCAAATAATCATTGATTACCTTTGCCACGCTGCAAATACGCTTTTCGGTTTTTATCAGCAACCATTCCTGAAAGAATGGGACGAAATGCTTAATGACATCCTCGACAAAGGGTTAATAATGGAATTCGGGGAGCTAACAATCAAATTTAATTACGAAGGCAAAGAATATGACATATGGGTAGGAAACAGATGGTATGCATACGGGCATATTTATTCAATTGGCGGTAAATACATTAAACGAAGTCAGGAATTTAGACCGCGCTTCCGCACAATGCGACGACTGCATGACCTGCATATGAAGATATTTGGAGATCAGGAGGCACGGGAATTATTCAAAATTTACGGGGGTAAATCATGGAGCTAAAAATCTGGCAGGCTATCGACGTAGTTGATAATGAATTGTCTATGTTCGCCACTAACGGGAAACGCGTTGTGATCGCTACATGGACACGCAACCACGATGATATTGCTTTTCGTCGCGCAGCGGCGGAATTGCTTTTCTCCGATGGCGGCTACACGATGAACATCGACCAGCTTGCCAGAATGAAAGATGAAAAGCTGGTTGACAGCTACACAACTGCATAACGGGGTAAATATGCGTATCTATGAGCACAAGCGGGATAAAACCCGCTTTTTTGTTCGTGCTGGCGTTGCATACCAGTATCACGAATGCGGATACATTGAGGCGCTTGCTTACGATCTGGATTTCGAGCAGGAAAAAGAATGGTTCGATTTCAAAATATACCGCAAGCGTAAACCAACGCGCTACGAGCGCCACGCTATCCGGGACTTTTTAATCAGCATTGAGCGCTGGGGGACAGAAGAATGAGAACAAAGAAAACAGCAGATCAGAAAGCGTTAGTTATCGCTACAACGGATGTATCGTTATTCACGAAGGGTGAAGAGATAGATCTTAAATTGCTTTTTGGAATGTTTGAGCCACACGAAAAGCCGTGGTTCGTACATGAAGATAAACAAGGCAATATGCGCGTAGTAGTGCCTGACAGTAAAAGCGATATATTTTTTGGTATTCCAGATCCGTTACATGACGGTGAGATGTTGGCGGTGTTGTTGATCTCTGATGCTGTTACTTATAAGGGGTAAAGATGAAAGTCAAATTCTTGCACGATCACGGTTATCCGTCATTGAAACAGGTTGTTGGTAAGGTCGTTAATGTCGTTCATAGCGATGATGTCACTTGCATGATTAACGGTGCTGATTTAATCGCCGCTGGCGCTGATGATCATTACATCAATCCGGCGTGGTCGTATACGTTCAGCCTGGGTGACTTCGTTGGCGACAAGGGGCGCGGGCTGCAAGTGGTCGAGGGTTAATATCATGGACGTTTACGAAGATCTATACCTTCAGACGAATACCCACACTTTTTATTTTTTGAAAAACGGCGTTGTATATCGCAGCGACGACGGGATGGTAATGAAGGAGTGGTTATTTAAGCGTAAAGACCTACTCGACGATCTGGTTTTTGCCGGGATATTTCGTAAACGTCCGGCTAACCTGGAAGAAGAAATGTTGATTGAGGTAATTAAAAATGAAAATCAGGGTAAGTTATTTCCGGGCGAAAGATAAGGCAACAGGAAAGCAGATGGCGATCCTGGTTAACGAGGCCAATTATATGTTTGTACTTCAGCCGTGGTGCATAGCTGACTATAACGATGATTATCGTCGTCACGGTGCGCGGAGTGCGGTAGGCATGAAAGGCTGGCAACCGCGCGACATGGAAAACTATTGTGAATGGAAATTAGTAGCAAAATACACTGTCGATTATAAAGGTGTTTTCTGATTAATGTTACTTTCACGGAAGATATGCGAACCAGTGGGGCAAATGACCCCATCAAGCCAGAAGGGTTTAATCATGAAAAGCGATAAATTCATTGCGTGCTGTTTTGTTGAAGTGCCTAAAGGTGATGCCTTCTGCGATTATGAATTTAAAGACAGTTGGGGAAAATCTCATGTTGTAGTTGGCAAGCGCGGAGACTGGTTATACATAACAGACGACGACATGATTTTTACTGCAAACCAGTTATTCAAAATTAAGTCAGAAAATAGTGAAACGCCACTTTGCAGCATGTTTAACATGCATTATCACTCACTATTATTGTTAAAACAAGATGTTATAAATAAAGCGCGTAGCTTACCTGGTGCGGAGTTTTAATTTATTACGAAGGGGAATAATAAATGTCTAAGTTTATCAGCGTTAAGGTTTTTCGTGGCAATTTTCCAGAAGATAAAGAAATTGGACAATTCGCAGGTGAACGTGGCGTATGTTTCCGTGTAGCTACTGAAGACGATGCGCACGTTAAATGCTTTCACGTATCTGAACCGCCTTTTAATGCAGACCATCTTGAAGACCTGAATAGAATTAAAAGCCTTATTTTTGCCTATCTGGCGTTCCCTGGCATAGCTAATGCTGATGTGGGATTGGTTGGAGCTGAACTAGTGGCAGAATATAAAATGACTGAAGGAGAAGAAGGGGGAATTAAAATTGAGCGCATCAAATAAGGTATACAAAATCAGGTGTAAAGGTGAATACCCTGGCTTTACGACTGGTTGCGAATACCTGGGCCACATTGGATACGGTCCTTTCGGTGAGTTAGGGATGAATACGATTGATGACGATGGCGACAGCAGGACGCTTGGTCTTGATTCTGATGATTTCGAATACATCCCGCCGATAACTTACCGCGACGTTGATGATTTCATGGCTGAACATGACGACGAGGACGATGATTATGATTGAATGCCTTATTGCTGTGACTGTTTTGCTTTATATCGCTGGCGCGATCCTGATGTCATGTTTTATTAAGTTTAGCGGTGCCGAACATGGTGGACTTGAGATTCCTTTTTGGCCTGTGACTGTGTTTATCGCTTTCTTCGACGCTACGGCAGAGCAAATCAGGCGAGCCATTAAGGAGCGTAAAAATGGGAAATAGCGACCATGAATATGATGGCGTTTATCAGTCATTGGCTACGCGAGCTTATTACCGCCTCGAAGGTGAGCACGTTTTGATGCGCCTCGGTAGTCTTGATCGGTGGCATGAGCCATTTTTACCTATGACAGCGAAAGAAGTTATCACGATGGTTAATCATAGATACTGGCGCAAGGTTGGTGATTTGTAACCATAATCGCGCATAAAAAACAAATAGATTAAAATATTTCCTAACAATGCGAAATTGTAATTGCCCGGCCACGCGCCGGGTTTTTGCTTTGTTGGAGGTAAATCTATGTTCGACAGAATACGGGAGGCATGTGCGTATGTGACTGGGGCCGTAACTGCTTTTTTCGGCGCGATAACCATCAATGATATTGCCGTCTTTGTGGGTATCTTATCAACCGTAGGCACATTTGCCGTTAATTATTACTTCAAATCACAGGAGAACAAGCGAGCGCAAGAGGAACACGACGCGCGAATGGGGAATAAGTAACATGATTAGCCAATCGCTGAAAAATAAGATTATTGCGGCGGCGGCTGGTGGGGCGATCGCTATTGCGGGGATGATGATAAAAGATCTTGAAGGCGTTGAGTATAAGCCGTACAGAGATGTCATCGGTGTTTACACGATATGTTATGGACACGTCGGAAAAGACATCATGCTTGGTAAGACTTACACGCAATCAGAATGCGATGCTTTGTTAAATAAAGATCTACACAAGACCGCAAAAGCGATTGACCCATATATCAAAGTCGAAATATCAGATTTTACCCGCGCTGCACTTTATTCCTTCGCCTATAACGTAGGCGCTACCAACTTCAAAACATCAACCTTACTAAAACTACTCAATGACGGCAAGAAATCAGAAGCGTGCGCACAGCTTAAACGCTGGGTATACGCTGGCGGTAAGAAGTGGCAAGGCCTGGTAAACCGCCGCGAGGTTGAATATGCCGTTTGCGAATGGGGGGAAACGTGGACAAGGTGAAGGCGTTAATTATCGCCGCTGTTGTTTGCATTATTGCCGGACTGACCGCCGTAACATGTTATTACCAGGGTGAGGCGGCAAGGTTACAGGAAGAAGTCACGGTAACGAAAGGCGCACTGAAAACGGCAAGTAACACTATTCAGCAGATGAAGGAGCGAAACGCCGAACTGTCAAAACTTGATAAGAGGTATCACGATGAGATTAAAGCTATCAGATCTGACATTGCCGATCTGCGCACTGGTATTGATAGCGGCGCTATCCGGTTGCACGTCAACGCCGAACCAGTGCGATTGCTCGACAATACCGGAACCGCCAGCCGCATTGATGGAGCCACCTGTAGACTCACTCCAGACGCTGAATCGGCTTATCTATCCCTCAGAGAACAATTAAAAGAAAAAGACGCGAAGATCACCGGATTGCAGGACTACATCAATACGCAGTGCTTACGCAAAGAATAACAGCGCGTGGACGTGTCGCCGTTTCTGCCAGCCAGCCATAACCGGGTCAATCCTTCCCGCGAGCGACGGCGGAATAGTCAAAAACACGTAATACCGGATCAACAGTCCCATTAACAGGTCGGGCGCTACCTGGGTAGAAGAAAGCGCCATTCACCAATTTTATAAAATTCTGGAAACGGTACTGATGAAGCGCCGTTCTCAGTGTTTTATGTCATTCCTGCCGCTGTATAAACAGGAAGTAAAAGCAAACCAGACAGGAGATTATTCTGATGGCTAAGGCTAAAGGCATTAAGTTGCCTCAATTCAAAGTCCCGCTCTTTGAGCATACAACCGTTTTCTTTTGCCCGACCCGCGAGATGTTCTATGAATTTTGCGAAAAGGCCGGAATACCAATCGAACCTGATTTCGAACTAGCTGGCGGTCTGACGTTAACCTGTACTGGTGAGACCGGCGGTAATTTCTACGTGATCGCAGTATTCAACAATGAGACTGGAACGCTGGTCCATGAATGCGCTCACACTACATTCCACGTTTTAAGTGATGTAGGCGTCGTGGCGACCACTGATCCTACTCATCCTGCGAATGAGACTTACGCTTACATGGTTGGACGTATCTTTGACGCATTCTTCCCAATCCTGGCTGAATCAAACGAAGCACAGATCACAGCGATGCAGGCGGCTGAAGTCGTTGAGCAGGCGTTAGAAAAGGCAGAGCAGGCGACTGATGCAGCAGAACAGGCAGAGGAGCCGAAAGAAGAGAAAAAACCAGCTAAGAAAGGCAAACGTAAGCCGAAAGCAAAAGAGGCGCTTGTACCGCGCGTTATGAGCTTTAAGAGAGGGTAATTATGTTTACTTTTCTGTTAGGCGTATTTGTTGGCATAGCTGCCGCTGTGATCTTGATATACGGACATTGATATTATGGATGCTTACATCATCGCCGGATTAATCGGCGTTTCTGTGTTTCTTGTGGGTTCTATTATAGTTGCGCTGATAAACGTATATATCAAGTATTTGGTGGGGTGAAAAATATGATTGACCCGCTAATTATCCTTTCTGTCTGCGTCGCTGTATGGCTGGCGATCATGATACTCATTGAAAGCTGAAGGTATTCACCATGAATATTTACGATCTCATCTGGTGGTCGTTGGTCGCCGTCATTATCTGTTTCTGGTGGAAGAATGTTGTATAGGTGACGGCATGGATATATTCGAATTACTGGCGATTATGTGCGGGATGATGTTTTGCGTAGTAGCCGTAATTATCATCATTGGTCTGGTTATAGGTAGTGTCAATGAACGCATATGAGATGCTATTGCTGGTGGCTGTAGTTGTGGTTATTGCTGTGGACGTATACCGGGAGATGAAAAAATGAAATGGCTTGATTTCTTTTTCCTGATCGTTGCGATTGTTTTTACCATGATCGCGTTAACTCAATAGGTGAACGCATGAATGCTATTGATATTATGTTGATCGTGTGTACCGTTGCGTTAATTATTATTGGGGTGATTATCAACGTCTGACAGTGACTTCTTAATTATGGCTATATGCACGTTGTTAGTCGTTATCGTTTTCTTCGCATAAAGGTAAACAATGAAAGAGCTGTTCGACTGGTTGGAAGTTTTAACATACTGCGCAAGTTTTGTAGCTTGCGTATATATCATCAACAAATATTAAGAGGTGACGATATGAACGATGAAGAACTAAAAATAGCAGATGAAATAAGAAAGGCACTTGATTCAGCAGAAAATAATGAAACCATCTATCTTTCCGAACAGGAAGTAGAAAAGATGATGAATGAATTTAAATTAAGATTTGGTAAAGATGATTAAGAGGTGAATTATGGCCCGCACTAAAAAGGCAAATGCTGACGATAAAAAGCCAGCAGCCAAAAAGACGGGCCGTCCGCATGGTTATACCGAAGAAAAGGCATTAGAAATCTGTGAGCTGGTGGCGGACGGTCAGAGTATTAACAAAATTTCGAAGATGCCTGATATGCCTGCGCGTTCAACAATCCTTAAATGGTTCAGAGACGTGCCGGAGTTCTCGGACATGTACATGCGCGCGAAGGAGATCGGTTTTGAGATATTGGCTGATGAGATTATCGACATAGCAGACGCAGCGGAGAACACCGATAAAGACCAATGCCGCCGCCATCAACTGATGATTGAAACTCGTAAATGGTTACTGGCAAAACTGCAACCGCGTAAATACGGCGAACGCGTCACACAGGAGATCGTCGGTAACAAGGAAGAAGCACCCGTCCAGGTAGAAGTAAATCAGACTACTGTCCTTGAGATAATCGATAACCTGAATAAGGAGTACAATACTCATGGAGACTGCGACGACAAAGATTGACAGAGAGGTTCTAAGGGGGTTGTGTGTTAAAGGTTGTGCTCCCAAAGACATATCAGCACCTTTGTTTTTTAGTTCCTACTTTTATAAGCAACAGGTTGGCAAGGACTTTTTGGTTGGGCGTCATCACAGAATAATTGCCGATACGCTACAACGAGTTATTAATGGTGAAATCACCAGGTTGATAATCAACATCCCACCGGGCTATGGCAAAACAATGATTGCCACAATTCACATGATGGCCCGCTGCCTCGCAATAGAACCCCGCACCAGATTCCTGCATGTATCGTATTCACACGGACTCGCCTTGCTTAATTCCTCAGAGACAAGAAACATAATCACGATGCCGCAATATCAGGAATTGTGGCCTATGCAAATGCGCAACGATTCGAACGCGAAAAACCTGTGGTGGACCACTCAGGGTGGCGGCGTGTATGCGACGTCATCGCTTGGACAGGTGACAGGGTTCCGCGCCGGGTACATGGAACCTGGGTTTAACGGCGCAATGATTATTGATGACCCCCTGAAACCAGCTGACGCTTATTCTGATGTGGTGCGAAAGCAGGTTAATACCAATTACAACGACACGCTTTCTTCGCGCCTGGCTGTGCAAACAACGCCAGTGATCGTCATCATGCAGCGTATCCACTACGATGATTTATCCGGCTACCTGTTACGTGGCGGTAGTGGTGAGAAATGGCATCACCTTTGCCTGCCAGTGAAGATCGACAACAGTCTTGACTATTGGGATCTGTACCCGGAAAACAAATTTGCTATTCCTGTTCCTCACAACCTGCCGGATGGCTGGCTATGGTTGCATAAGCATAGTGATAAAGATGAATCAACTCTTAAATCACATCGCCGAACATTCGAAGCTCAATATATGCAGTGTCCGCGCAAGTTCGATCAAGAGGGCGCATTGTGGACTGAAGCGATGATAACCGCCGCGCACATGATGCAGATAACGCAGGAGAAAATTCGCACGGTGATAGCCATCGACCCGGCGACAACATCATCTGATGAGTCAGACGAAACAGGGATTGTAGCCTGTTCCGCTTATGGTGGTGGCAAGAATGCTCAGTATTCAGTAGACGGTGACTACTCAGGCCGCATGTCACCTAATGACTGGGCGCAAGCAGCAATGAACGCCTACAACATCCATGAAGCTGACGCGATAGTTATCGAAACAAACCAGGGCGGTGAAATGGCAGAGGCCACGCTACGCAATGCCGGATTCAAAGGCCGCATTGTTAAGGTACACGCAAGCAAAGGCAAATTCGCCCGCGCTGAACCAATATCTGCACTGTATGCACAGGGCAGAGTAGCCCACACTGGTGAGCTGTACACGCTGGAAAATCAAATGATGGAATACGTGCCAGCTACCGCAAAAAAATCCCCTGACCGTATGGACGCAATGGTATGGGGCATTACCGAACTAAGCCAGCCACAGGCGATGGGCCTCATGTTACCGAAGCGCCTGCGCGGATTTTAAAATCTGACTCACAACTACCCACAAGTTTTTCTATTTTTCGCGTAGCAACGCGTAAACATGTATTCAGGAGTAAACATTATGCCATCTAATATAGAACTGGCGGTTAATGCTGCCTTGTCACAACGACAGGCGGCCTTTGCCCGCTATGCAGCGGCACATCCGTTCACTATGGGGATAGATGCCAAACGTGATGCTGCGTGGAGTGAATACGGATTTAAAGAAGAGATCACGTATCACGATCTATACAAACTGTACAGACGCGGCGGCATCGCTCACGGTGCTGTAGAAAAGATTGTTACTACTTGCTGGCGCACCAAGCCAAAGATGATTGAAGGAACTGAAGACGAGAAAGCGAAAAAGGAAACACCGTGGGAAAGAGAAATCAAGAAGAAATTTAACAACAGATTTTGGCGCACTGTTGCTGAATGTGATCGCCGCCGCCTCATTGGTCGTTACTCTGGTCTGTTAATTCATATCAGAGATAACAAGCCGTGGGATCAGCCAGTGACAAAAGGCGTAGGCATTGCAAAATTTACCCCTGTGTGGGCTGGCGCTCTTACACCGAAGGACTTCGAAGAAAACCCGGATAATGAAAACTATGGCCTGCCAACGTGGTGGGAATACAAAGAACGCATTAACAGTAAGACCATTGCCAGAAAGATCCACCCTGACCGCATATTCATCTTTGGCGACTATTCTGATGATGTCATCGCTTTCCTTGAACCTTCCTACAACGCATTCGTATCACTGGAAAAAGTGGAAGGCGGTAGTGGTGAATCATTCCTGAAAAACGCAGCGCGTCAGCTTGCCATTTCGTTCGATAAAGAGATTGACTTCCGTTCCCTGGCTGCAACATACGATTGCGACGTTACAGAGTTACGCGAAAGATTCAATGAGGCTACGGCTGAAATGAATAAGGGTAATGACGTAATGATGGCGTTACAGGGTGCGACAGTAAGCCCGCTGGTTACTGCCGTATCTGACCCGTCATCAACCTATGACGTAAACCTGCAAACCGCCGCCGCTGGTGTTGATATTCCAACCCGCATCTTGGTTGGGAACCAGCAGGGAGAACGCGCATCAACCGAAGACCTGCGTTACTTCAACAGCCGCTGCATGACCCGCAGGGAGGAAATCGGCGGTGAGCTTGAGGATCTATTCCGCAAGATGGCAGATCTCCGCCTTATCAGTATGCCAATTGACGTATCGGTTATATGGGACGACCTGAACGCCATGACCAAAGCAGAGCTACTGGAAGCCGCAGACAAGATGGCACAAATCAATCAGGCTTGTTTGGCTACTGGTGAAGAAATATTTAGCGGTGACGAAATCCGCGAGGCTGCCGGATACGACGGCCCTGCCAGTGTAGTGGAAACGGAAGAGGAAGACGATGATGAAGGTGAAGAAGATAATCAGGCGAATACCTCCAGCCGCGATAATGCCATCTAACACCGAAGACCCGACCATGACATGGAAGTTACGGTCTGGTGCTATTAAGCGTTTTAAAGCCTGCCTGAAGAAAGTTGCAGATCCGTATATCGCCATACTGGACAGAATACAATATAGCCTGGCTGTTAATAAAAAATACACCTTCCAGATTTACATGGATGAATTGCACGACATGCTGGAGGACGCCAGCGACATGATTGATGAGATATTCGAGCTAACCGACCCGGAAAGTTTTTGGTTTTGGCAGGAATACGTGAAGGTGGCATATCAGCGCGGCACGGCACAGGAGTACGCCAACCTTGCCAACCAGTCTGTTACTTACTCAAGCGCTTATCCTGATGTATCCGCCGTGCTATCAAGTACGACTTACCGCACGCGCCTTGCCCTTGTTCGTACCCGTGTATTTGAGGAAATGCGCGGGCTAACAGCACAGATCAAGAAGGATATGGCCCGACGATTAACCGAAGGGATGGCCCGTGGTTTAAATCCACTGGAAATAGCGCGCACATTGCAGCAGGAAACGCAATTGCCGCTATACAGGTGCAAACGTATTGCCCGAACTGAAATATGCACAGCGTTACGCACAGCGCGTATGGATGAGGCAGAAGCGGCGACAGAAGAGCTTAATCTGCGCACCATGCAAATGCACATTTCGGCATTGTCACCGACTACCAGGCTATCGCACGCGCAGCGGCACGGGAAAACATACACCATAGATGAGCAGCGCGAATGGTGGAGCAGATCCCCAAATTCAATTAACTGCAAATGTAGCACGATTACCGTATTGGTTGACGAAGACGGTAACATATTAAACAAACGAATATTAGATCGGGCGCAAGAAAACTATAAGGTTGCGCACGCTAAATATGGCGAAGATTGGGAGTAAAACCGTGAGTAAAGAACTGATTCAGGTTAATACCAAATTAACCGCTAATACCATCCGCCGGGAAACGTATAACGGGCGGGAACATATTGTCGTCCCGTCCTACACGTTACCATTTAACATCGTTATGAATCGGGAATATTACCCTGAAGCTGAAATTATCGCTAATTACCAGTCACTGGAGGGGACACTCGCCCCGCTGGGTCATCCTACCGTTGACGGTAAATTTGTTTCCGCATTTAGCCCGGAAGGATTAAACACTGGTTTTTGTGGGGCGTGGAACAGAAACGTTGAATTACGCGGCAACCGTGTTTATGTGGAAAAATGGGTGGATGTGGAAACCGCCAGCCATTCAGAACAAGGCCGCGAATTATTAAGCAGACTGGAAGCACTGGAAAAAGGTGAAAGCAAAGATCCTATCTGGTCGTCCGTCGCTGTATATCGTCAACGTATGCCAGCTACTGAAGAGATGAAAGCCCAGGGCGCTGACAGCGTTGTTAAAATTATGTCGATCGACCATGACGCTATTTTGCTGCATGAGCCGCCAGCAGCCTCACCTGAACAGGGTGTAGGGTTGATGGTTAATACTGACCAGGCGAAACCGTTAATGGCGGTGGCAATGAAAGAAAACAGCTACCGCACGCTTGAGAAACAATTAACCGACGCGGCGCGGGAATTATTCCCTGATGCCGATTATGTGTACGTGGTGGACTTCACTGATAAAGAAGTGACGATCGCCACTAATACTGAAAGTGCTCAAGTTTGCGCATACGAAAAACAGGCTGATAAAATTATTCTCAATAATGGCGAGCTTGCAACCAACGAGGAAAGTAAATCATGGTTTGCTCAGTTCGCTGAACACCTTTCTAATCTTTTCTCCCTGAATGAAAAAATTAAGGCCAATAAATCGGAGGACGATCCCATGCCTTTGACCAAAGAAGAACGCGCCGAACTGGTAAAAGAAATTAACGAAGGCTTATCCGCCAATATCGCTAATGCAGTAGCAGAGGCATTAAAACCATTACAGGCAAGCGTTGAAGAATTACAGACCAACCAAGAAGAATTGCAGACCAACCAGAAAGCAATTAAAGAAGAAATTGCAGCAAACGCAAATAAAGAAGAAGCAGAAAAACGCGCCGCAGTTGCGAAAGTACACGGCGAAATTGTTGCTAACGCATTAAGCGGTGATGCGCTCGATGCAATGTTTAAATCCCTGGGCAAAGCAGCGCCGATGGCTACCAACGCAGCAAGCGAAGGTAAAAAAGGCGAAGTACCAGACTTTAACACTTATTTCTAATTAAAAGGGGATCACAATGTTTCGTTTTCGTCGTGTAAATATTGATGGTAAATCAATCACAGAAACCCGCCTCGCTGGTGCTGAATTAAAACCGGGTGAACTGGTGAAACTGGAAAGCGGTAAATTCGTCAAAGCAACAACCGCAGAAGGACGTCTGTATATCGTTAACCCTGCATTTCATGAAGGTAAAACCATTGCCGATGCGATCGCAGCAGGTGAAACCGTTGTAGCTGACTACGTGGAACAAGGCCGCGAGTTTGCAATGCGCGTTGCCATGGGTACTTACACTAAAGACCAGGCCATCCAGGTCGGTGATGTAACCGTCGCATACTGCCAGGAAGACGTAAAACTGGAAGCGGAAGACTTCATCCGCGTTCGCGTCGCTTAATTTAAAAGGGGAAAAACATGTACTTTACAAAAGAAAACCTCGCCACTAACAGCCGGATGCAGGCACACTGGAATGAACTGTGGGCGCAACGCAATATCTTCAACGATCAGCATGACGCCATGATTGCAGCGAACAAAGCAAACATGACCGCTGAAATGATTGCTTGTAACGCCGTTGGTGGTTTTGAAAAATCATTCTGGAAAGAAATTGATAACCAGATCATCGAACTGAACACCGAAGAAATCGGCATCGAGATCGTAAACGACCTTATGGCTGTACAGACTGTACTTCCTATCGGTAAAACGCTGAAAATGTACAGCGTATCCGGCGACATCAACGATGAAGTCGTAATGTCTATGGATGGTCAAGCGCCACACGGCTTTGATCACACCGAATACGGCAGCGATGGCGACCCGATCCCGATGTTCGCGGCTGGTTATGGTGTCAACTGGCGTCTTGCTCAGGGTCTGAATACTGTAGGTATCGACCTTGCACTTGATAGCCAACGCCTGAAACTGAAAAAATTCAACAAAGCACGCGTTAACTTCTATCTGAACGGTAACGAAAACATCAAGGTTGATGGTCATAAGGCTATGGGTATTAAAAACCACAAAAACACCCAGCAACTAACCCTGACAACTGACCTGACCACTGCAAGATTTGACGCACTGATCGACTTCTTCACCGTTGGTGAATTCGGTGTTCTGGCCCGCAATAACTTCGTTGCTAAATATGATGTGATGTGGGTATCACCTGAAATCATGGCTAACCTTGCCCGCCCGCACATCGTTAACGGTGCTGTCGTTGGTAGCGTGCTGCAAACGGTTATGCCGTTCGCCCCGGTAGGTGAAATCCGCCAGACCTTTGCACTGAAAGGCAATGAAATTATTGCTTATCAGCGCCGCCGTGATGTCATTACCCCGCTGATCGGTATGACTACTGGCGTTGTACCTGTACCGCGCTTTATGCCGACTGATAACTATAACTTCAAAATCATGTCTGCCGAAGGTTTACAAATCACCTGCGACATGTTAGGCCGTTCCGGTGTCGTTTACGGCAAAAATTCTTAATTAGAACGTTTCCTGTAACTCCCCGGCGCGATGCCGGGGATTTTTTTTGTATGTGGAGTAAACAAAATGGTCACTACAGAACAGGCGCGGGAATATCTTGAAAGCCAGGGTATTGACCTGCCAGACATTATCTTATCTTTGCTGGTGGAGCAGGCAAATAGCGTTAATGAATGCCTTGATGCCAACTATCCGGCCTCCACTGCAACATTGATTCAGCTTTATCTGATTGGACTGTTAGGACTCAGCCAGGCTGATAAATACGTCTCATCGCAGACGGGTCCGAACGGTGCAAGCCAGTCATACCGCTATGTCGATTTCAACAAACGATGGAAGGCGGCCTATTCGTTGCTTTACTCACTTGATAAACATCACTGTACAGCCGAACTAATTCCAGCAGATCCAGAAAACACCGCGCACGCCGGACTGTGGATAGGTAAAAGCGGGAGGATGTAATAATGTGGAACGACCTGACATTACCGGATCCGCTATTGCCGAAACTGTTTACCCGCGTGTGGGTGAAGACAGACACCGGGCGACAGGTGGCAGCCTACCTCAATGATGCTGGTGAATGGGTAATTCTTTGCCCGCGCGTGGCTGAAACCCATCCGAGAATCATCAAATGGAGCAACGGATATGAGTAAATTATCACGATTCACTTACAAGGCGTTAGCCACCATTTACCCCGTAACGCGTGACGACTGGACAAACTCCGATGTATACGGTGCACCATACCTGATTGATTGCTCATGGGAGCGCACCGACGGCACGGCAACAGACGCAAACGGCAATGAGGTTAGCAATACAATAACCGTATTTACCGAACTGCTTCACAATATGCAGCCAGTACAGCGCCCGGAAAAAGGCTGGATGATTGCTACTGGTAACACCGCTGATATTTCCGACCCGCTGGCGGCCGGGGCCAACGTTATAACCGGAATCGTTGAATGGGACATGAGTATGTTTAATGACACGCCGGATTATAAGATCGTGACAGGGGGTTAATCATGCCTATCAAGGGTGTTAAACGTGTCAGGGAGCGATTAAAGCAGGAGCTAAAGGAAATCACAGATAAGAAAACTCATGAGGTGTTATGGCGAGTAGGGATGCTGGCTGGTGGCTTCGCGGCGAACATGACCCCAGTTGATACGGGTTTTTTAATTAACAGCCAATTTCAGTATATAGGTAGCACGGCGGATGGTATGCAGTTACGGCTGGGATATACGGCCAGGTATGCTGAATGGGTGCACAATATGCCAGGTAAATTAAAAGGACAGCCGCGCGAACATTTCGGCAAGACTAGCGAAGGGGTTGAATTCGGCGGCGGTACTGGAAAAGGTAAATATTGGGATCCAAACGCGGAGCCGGAATTTTTGCGCAAGGCATTCGAAGATCCAAACAACGCAGACGATATTTATAAAGAGATTGTAGAAGGTTACAAAGTATGAAACGCAGCGAAGTCTACGACAATATAAGAGACTGGATACAGTCTCACGGATACGATGAGGGCTATATTTTGCAGGCCCGTTTCTGGAATGAGCGAAGTAATTCGAATAATGACAGATACATCGTGATCCAGCAGAACGGCGGCGCGGCTGGTGAAGAAGCAATAACCCGTGATTATTTCCGCATCCTGGTTATTTCAGCGCGTAATGATGCAAATATCAGTGAAGTGGAAGACCTTGCCGACGCCATCCGTCAAAGTATGTTAACAGAATATAAAACTGATAAAATTACACACATGAAGCCAGTTGGCGCTATTCCTGCGATGCAGACAAGAGAAGGGCGCTTTATTTTTACCGTAGCTTTTCAAACCATCATATCCAGATAAGAGGTAATTAAACATGTCTCAGACTTGCGAAAAAGGCGCGTTTTTAGGCCGCGACGTTGCTGTATTCTACGCTATCGCTTGTCCTAACGTGAAACCTGAAGACGGCTCTTATAAAGCGTTAGGCATGATGCGCGGCAAAACGCTTTCCGTAGAATGGGAAACCGCAGACGCCACCGCTGATAAATCAGCAGACTACACCAAAGAATCACTTGTCACTTACAAATCTGTTTCTTTCTCAGGTGACGGCGTATCCCGTACTGAAGAAATTCATAATCAGAAGGCACTTAAACGCCACGTTATTAACCCAGGCGAAACAACCGGATCGCAACCATATGTTTGGCTTAAAATTGTTTCCCCGGCTGATGTGACTGAAGGTCCGTTTCTTTGCACTTCCTTTAAAGAAGAAGACCCTAACGACGACGTTTCCACCTGGTCCATTGAGTGTTCAAGTGCTGGCAAGGTGACGGTTGGCGACATCCCAGCAGCATAATAATCAATATTAACAATCGGGGCCATCTGGCCCCTTTCTTTTAAGGTGACAGCTATGATCCATGTTCGAACGGGACAATTTGCGGCGGTGGTAGACGGCAGGCGGTACGTGTTTAATCCCTGCTTCGCTGCAATGGCTAAAATCGGCAGTGACAGCGAACTGGTCGAATACTTCGCAACCATACACGGTGGCAAATATCCATCACGATTGCCAGCGGATCCAGACCTTCGCAATCGCATTATGGCGCGGTGTTATGGTGAAATGGTGCAAACGTCCATGCACATCCTGAAATGTTGCTCAGACGACGAAATAGGCACGCTATTAGGCGAATGTAGGTTTACTCCTTCCGGCAAGTTACGGCTAAGACCAGGACTGATGCCTACCAGTGACGTTATCACGCTGGCGCAGCATTGCATGTACCACGGCTTAATCGGTGACGGGCCGGAAGAAGACGCCGGAGAGATCCGGGAAGGGGAATATAAGCCTACTTTTAACGTGCTGGAATTCGTTTATTCTGCCGTTGCTCACCTGGGCTTGTCAGAATCGGAAGCATGGAATATGACAATGACCGGATATAGGGCCGCTGTACGCGCTAAAACGCCGCCAGACGAAAGAAACGAGAGAAGCAAGCCAAACATTCACATAAATAAACGTGCTTATGACGAGCAAATGGAGGCCGCTAAAAAGGCACTAGAAAGAATGAAAAATCGTGAGCAAGAAAAAGCCCGGTAGATCAGGGCGTTTTGCTAATTGAAATCTTTAATTGCTGTACCTGGTGAACTGTGTGTGATTGTATTGTATACAGACTTTGCCTTACTGCGATCTTTCCATTCTTTTAGGATGCAGTTATCAAACTTTGCGATAACCCTTGAAGGGGATAATTCTTCAACATCCATGTAAGTAAATCCTATCGTGCTGGTTACTGAATACCATACGTGATAACTATAATTACCGTCATGCTCGATTCTTTGTGGTTCCCCCATTATTTTATTCACTTGCTCACAAGTCATTCCAACTTGCAATTTTTTATCAGCTAACTTAACGAAATCAGTTGATCTTGCGCACCCTGTAAGAGCTAAAGCCATAACACCAATGAGAGCCGCTTTGATTATGTTTTTCATGATTTACCCCTTAATTCCAGTTGCAAGCGTTTTTCACTTTGTCGATGTGGTTATAAAGACCATCAATGTTAAACACTGCTTTCTCAATGTCGCCAGCTTCCGGCACTACTTCAATGATGAATTGTTTTTCGTTAACCATTTTTTTAATCATTGGGATGGCTTTTTTGCCATCCCATAATCCAAGAGCTTTATAATTAGTTGACCGCCCCCACTCAGTAGCTACAGCTTTGTGAACGCCGATCCGGTAGTTAATATAAGTAGTGTCCCCGGCGTCAGTTACATGGTGTGACCATGCTACGAACATTTTTGTTTTATTACCCTGGCAAGCGATTGTTAATACCGGTTTATTCTTATCCTGTGCCTTCAGTGTCGGGAAAGCATCAAGACTTCCGCTGAATTGTTCTGCTTTCACAAAAAGGAATACGTTTTTTGCGTCCTGCATATCATCTTTTCTTTCAACTACAAGCCACTGTTTACCAGCATTTTCTTTTTCTAACTGTGCATCGTATGCGGCTTGTTTTGCTTGTTGTTCTGCAAGCCATTTAGCATTTTTCTCTGCTAATGCTTGTTGTTCTTGATTGGTCACTATAGGCGCTTTTTCATTATCCTCATTGCAACCAACCAGACCCAATACCGCCGCAATCATTGCCACTTTTGCTAACCGTTTCATAACCCACCACGCTAACTTGATTTACTGACCTTTCCCTTTGGCTTCCTTATACAAAATGGAGTCGTTGAAGTAAAGCCATTTTGTATAAAATAGATACACAGATCACATTTTTGCATGAGGTTAAATCATGGCTACCAGTGTAGGTACAATTTATTACGAAGTTGATGCAAAAACTGGTCAACTTCTCGTTGCACAACGACAGGCAGACCAGGCCTTTGACCGTATAGAGCGCGGCGCAAAACAGGCTGACCGCCAGGTAAACACCCTGAAAACATCCATCAAAGCACTGACCAGGGTTATCCATTTGCTAATTGCTGCCGAGGCTGTGCGCCAATTTATGGATATGGCGGAGCAAGCAAAAATGCTTCGCGTAAAAATCAAAATGCTTACGGGCGATGCGGAGTCCGCCGGACGGGTTTTCGACGGCCTGAAAGCAATATCCAGGGAAACGGGGCAAAGCCTGAAGGATACTGGCGAGCTATGGCAAGGTCTTGCCATCTCACTGAAGAACACGTCAGCTACGGAAGGGCAATTACTTAACCTGGTTGGCACTATTCAGAAAATGGGGGCGTTAGGCGGCGCATCAGCGGAACAGATGTCTAACTCTATGCGCCAGTTCCGCCAGTCTATAGACGGCGGCGTGCTGCGTGCTGAAGAATTTAACAGCCTACTTGAAAACACCCCGACCATCGTACAGACAATGGCCCGTCAGATGGGGTTATCTATGGGCCAGTTCCGCGCCGAAATGCTGGACGGCAAGATCACGGCAGAAAGGATGGTTAACGCAATCCAGGCGGCTACGCAGGAAACAAACGAGCAGTTTGCTCAGTTGCCGCGCACATCCGGCATGGCTATCAATGAGCTTAAAGTCGAAATCATGGGTCTTGTTGAACAGCTTGATGATCTTTTCGGCGTATCAGATGGCGTAGTCTCAGCTATCGACTTAATCACAAAAGGCGTTAAGGGGTTAGGTGAGGGCGCTAAATTCGCTAAAACCTGCTTCGATACACTCAAAACGGCTGGTGGCGAATTCATCGACATGTTTGATGATGTGGCTGTGAAGGCTGGCGAGGTGGCAGAGAAGATCATCGCAATGGTGATGCCAATCAAGGCACTTATGGACGCCTACAAATGGATGAAGGAGGTTGTAGATAAGCGCAAGGAAGAACTAAATAGCAACAATGAGAAGAAATTCGGCCCTACAGTCGGTAAAGTCATGACTTTTGCAAACGACATTAAAAACGCGACTGCCGCTTATGATGAGTTTATGCAGAAACAGGCAGAAGCCAACGACGGCAAGATCACCGGATTCGACAAGCCAGTTGATAAGCCTAAAAAGGGTAAGAAGAGTGGCAGCAAGAAAAGCAAAGAGGATACGCTTGGTGACAAGGGTATAAGCGTTTCTGACCAGTACAATAAAGACGCCGCCGCCATGCGCAAAGCGTTAGAGAACGGCAAGGCCATTGATGCTGCATTCGCCCAGGGTAAAATCACCCTCCTTGAGTACCGCGCCGCGCAAAAAGGGATAGGTAAGGAACTGAAGGAAGAATTAGCCCAAATTCCGGTAGATGAATTGCGTGATAAATGGGCGCAAATAGTAAGCCCGATGAATCAGCTTAAAGGCGAGGTTGACCCTATTCAGCAGGTACAAAATGAATGGGCCGTCCGTAAGCAAATGCTTATCGACCTGGGCGCTACCGAAGCGCAACAGAAACAGGCATTGTTAGCCTATGAGCAACAGATCCGCGATCTGAAATGGGAGCAATGGCAGGCGCAAAGCCAGACAAACGGCCTGATCGGTGATTGCGTTAATGGCCTTAAAGGTGGCATGAGCAATGCGCTTGTCGGCCTGCTTAACGGTACTCAATCATTGAGCGATGTTTTTGCTAACTTAGGGAGCAATATACTAGGGAATATTGGCAACAGACTTTCTGATATAGCAGCCGACTGGATAGCAGATCAGATCATGATGGAAACACAAAGCAAGGCAACTCAAGCAAGTACAACGGCAAGCGCGGTTGCCGCTCAGGGAAGCATCGCGGCGGCGGCGGCCCCGGCGGCGGCGGCAACGGCTGCATCAACTGGCGGTAGCTGGGCGGCGGCTGGTTCGGCTGCGCTCACTGCGATCATGTCGCTGGCTACGTCAATTTTCGGCGGCGGTCGCTTTAATGGTGGTAGCGTCATTGGTGGCAATATGTACCGCGTAGGGGAACACAACAGGCCGGAGCTATTCCAGACGTCTAACGGCAACCAATATATGATCCCAGGCGAGAACGGCAGGGTTATTCCTGGTCGTGATATTGGCGGCGGTGGCGGTTTTAGTATGCCTGTCAGTATCAGTATTCAAACCACAAACGGATTTAGCGAAGAAGACAGCCGCAGACTTGAATCAACAATGGAACGTGTAGCAATGAAGATGATAACAAGGGAATCGCAAAGACCTGGCGGGATGTTGCAACCGCGCCGCAAATAACACTAAGGCCGCTATAAGCGGCCTTTATTTTACATGGTGAGAATATAAATCAAACAGCACAGGAATACAGGTGCGGCGAAGTCGCAAACGCTAGCCATATTCCATGCTTTAGGTAATAATCCGCCATACCACGGCATTCTTTCCCGTTTTCCACCGCAAAATTCCGCTATGTAACGATATTCAGCCTGCGTGTGTTCGCGTGCAAAAAAGAATGTACATCCAATCAGGCCGCCAGTGAGATAATCACCAGTAAGCAGGCCGATAACAACCTGCATAGCCGCCGCAGCCAGTGCGTGACCAATGACGGTTAAATCCATTGTTAATCCTCCTGATCGTTCTCAAATGTGCCATCTATAAATTTTTGAAGCCCGGCGATAAGTTGCGTCGCCTGCGATTTGTCAATTACGAGGGTGTCAGTCCCCATGAGTTCGGTTATCCATAGCCGACCATCCTCATCAAGATCTAACCTAACTCCGTAACATAACTCTGTTTCGTCAATAATCATTTTTCCTCCTATAATCTTCCGTTACGTGCGACGTAACCACTGCCGAACATCACCAACCAAATATTCCAGATCTCCCGCCAGGTGAATTTATCGTCCTCCATGTCCCACCTCACTTATGCACCCCTTTGACTCCACAGTGCCTGTTATATTCCAGATGATCGATAATTAACCAGACTTTTAGGTCTTCGCTAAACAGCCTCCAGTCAGGGTTGATGTCGAATTTAAAGCCATAACCATCACGTAACTTTTTGGGGCGCGCCTCTTTCTTCAAAAATGCTTTAAGCAGTTCCTTCCCTTTCTTGATAATCCTGTCTTGTGCGTTTTTCTGTACTTTCAGGTTTTTATCAATCGCTACCAGTTTCATAACTCACCCCATCATCCTTAGTTGAGTGCCTTCAGGAAGAAATCACGGTATTCATCTTCTTTTGCATTCATCATGAATTGACCGTATTTGAATGCGTCGTCGAAGCCCTTAACGATTGCTATTTCCACTTGTTCGAATGCGTTGTTCAGCATTACCACTACATAGCGTTTCATTTTTGGCCTCCTTCGTTGGTACTGCTTTTCTTCTTGCTTTCTATATACATCTTGTTGCGCACTATGTGAAGCCATTTTGTAAACTAGCTATAATCATTGTGATTAAGATCTCATTTTTCGCGTAGAGGCGCGTAAAGATATATACAAAATGTGACTTATGGGGGTTTTATGCCGGAAGTGTTCAGATGGACGCCGCAACGAAGCTACAGCGTGACCAGGGAGCCGGACGTATCAGTTGTTAAGCTGGGCGATGGTTATGAGCAAAGACAGGTTAAAGGTATCAACCCGTTACTTGATAGCTACACCCTGGTGTTTAAGGGCAGTAGCGCCGGATGTGGTGATGGTGAAAACGTAGCAATCCAGGCGGAAGCATTCTTGAGGGCGCGCGGCGCGGTCGAGGCTTTTTACTGGTCGCCGTCAATGGATAACGTGCAAAGGCTTTTTGTTTGCCGTAGCTGGAGCATGACTAAAGACGGACCGCTATACACGCTAAACGCAACATTTGAGCAAGTTATTAATTAGGGGAGGGGATATGCCTTATTTTTGTGTAGTGGAGCGCACTGGCGCTTTTACATTGTTTGCCGACTATGAAATTAATGATCTAACTGTACAAGCTGATAACGGCGAGACGTGGTATCTTCATGATATGGGTGATGGATATATCGGCTGTACGACTTGGGATGGCAAAGAAGTAGCATTTCTATCCTACGATTAAAAAATACCCCGCCACGGCGGGGTTTATAGTGTCGATAGCAGAATGCATAACAATCCAATAATGATAATGATCATTTCCAGAACGTAATGTTCGCACATCTCATAACGCCCCCTTCAAATATGTCAATCCCTTATCAGTGACGAATGAATGATTAACCTGGTTTTCATCCGTCATGATGATGAATAACTTTTCCTGTAGGTATTTCGCTTTCGGGTACAGCGTTAAACAGACCTGGTACAGTATCCCGCGCTCAATCAGCAAATCAATAAATTCGTGCTCATGATAACCGATGAGGCGGGCGGCCTGTTTCAGCGTGTACACATAATCGCCGTGATTGCGCCGCCCCATGTTGCCGCCTTATTTATCGAATGCGGCCAGGTTATCTATGCAGAAGTCTTTCGCAGCTTTTTCGTATTCTCGTTTTGCTTCTGGATCGTCAGCCGGAAAACCTTTTGCGTGTATTTCACCAGGGCAAGCCTGATCCATAGAGTCTGCAAATTCAACATTGACGTTAAAGTTAATATCTTTCGGGTTCATCTCTTCCACCAGGTCCGGTACTTGGACCGGAGTAATATCAAAATCACGAGCGCCAGACCAACAGCGAAGTAACTCACTACCTTCATCACGCGCTGCGGCGTATGTGTCAAACAGGCCCATGCGCTCCCATTCACACTTATCAGTCCATATTTCTAAACTATATTTTTGCATTTCGTTAACCTCTCATTTGACAGGTTCGATCCTGTACCCCAAAACGCGTTCATCTTCAGCGAGTAAGAGCGCGTCGGTAAGTGCCTCGCCTTCATCTTTATACAGGGCCACAGTCATTTTCCTGCCATCAGCAAGGAACACCGTCAACCTCCACACCTTATCATCCATTTCACACCTCAGCGCCATTTTGTTAACCATGCTTCCTTTTGAGTACAATATACATATTGTAAAAATCGCGATCAACCGTTTTGGTATGATTTAGCGTGACGCAGATCACAAAATTACAAGGTGAGAAAATGCGCAATATTCCGAGAGAGATGATTATTGATTCCGTCGATGCCGGAGTCGGCGCGGTCATTGACTTGTTTGAATTAGACCTCACGCCCATGGGTGGCGAGGTTATCCGCTTCCATTCCGGAGCGAATGGCTATTACGGCCCGGTTATCTGGAAGGGAGTGACTTACAACAGCTACCCAATCGAGGCCACTGGCTTCGAAATGAAAAACGAAGGCGTTTACTCACGCCCGCAGATGGTAGTAGCCAACATTGGCGGGCTAATCACCGGGATGAACAACGATTTCAACGACCTGCGAGGAATGAAGGTTACACGCCGCCAGGTGGAAGTAAAATACCTGGACGCCATCAACTTCCCAAACGGCAACCCGGATGCAGATCCATCTATCGAGGCGGTGTCTTTTTACGTCGTTGAGGCGATGAGCGAAGAAACAGCCGACCAGGTGCAATATGAACTGTCAACGCCAATTGATGCTGACAAGGCGGTTATCCCAGGGCGCACAATCCTCGCTGACGTTTGCCAATGGCAATATCGCGGCGACGGTTGCGGATATAGTGGTGGACCTGTAGCTACCGATAAAGACGAATCTACCAGTGATCCAAAGCTGGACAAATGCAGCCACCGCCTTAGCGGTTGCCGTTTGCGTTTTCCACGCCCGAATCCGTTACCGATTTCGTGCTTCCCTGGGTCCAGTAAGGTGGGTTGATTATGGCACTTGAAGATAAAATGATTCGCTATGCGGCAGCCCACCAGTGCGAGGAAGTGTGCGGGCTGGTGATAGATAACGATTATTTTTACCCGTGCGCCAACGTGTCTGAAACGCCGCACAACAGCTTTAAAATCTCGCCTGACGATTATATCAAAGCTGACGAATTAGGCGTTATAACTGCCGTTTTTCACTCCCATACTGACAATTCGTTGGTATTGTCAGCACGGGATCGACAACAGCAGGTTATTTCAGGCCTGCCGTGGTATTTGTGTTCCGGTGGCAGGGTTAGAAAATTCCGCCCGGTGGCGCACCTGTTAGGCCGTAAATTTGAGCACGGGAAAACAGACTGCTACTCGCTTTTTCGTGACGCCTATCACCTTTGCGGCGTGGATCTACCGGATTTTGAACGCCACGACGGATGGTGGCTGCGTGGGGAAAACCTGTACATAAAAAACCTGCCATTGAACGGGTTTTTCATGGTTGACGCGAAAAGTATTCAGCCTGGTGATGTGATTATCCGCCAGCCGTTTAAAGGCGCTGACCCATGTCACGCGATGATTTACCTGGGCGATAACACTGTTTTGCATCATGACAATGCCGGACTGTTAAGCCGCCGCGAACAAATGCGGCCCGCGTATGTTCGACAGACCAACTCAATATGGAGATCTGACAAATGCTCAAATTTAGATTTACGGGCAATCTTCGAAGATATTACGGCAAGGTGTGTTTAAACGTTGATACGCCAGCGCAAGGACTTGGCTTGCTGGTTGCGCAGAATCATGAGTTCAAAAAGGCGTTTTTAAGCACTCCGTTGCGCTTACGAATTGCCGGGAAAGATTATGACGAAAAGACCGCGCCAGCAGCGGTTAACAGTAAATACCCGGACGGGACTACTGTCATTGTTGCGCCAGTGGTGGAAGGCGGTATTGCAGGAATTGGCGTTGTAGGCTGGATTTTGATCGGTGTTTCGGTTGTTAGCGTTGCGTTCTCGATCTTTATGTCTCGCAACATGAAGATAAAAACATCAGCAGAAAGCGCACAAGATAACACCATATCTAATAACACCTACACCAGCATTGAAAACAAGGTAGGCCAGGGTAGACCAGTGCCGATCCTGTTGGGCGAAATGAAAATAGGTTCAAACGTCGGGTCGTTAGGCATAGACACAAGTAATAACAGAGACGCTCTAGACGTTGTAAGTTAACAGGAGAAAAACCATGAGTAGCGGCGGCGGCAAAGCCAAGACACCAGTATTATTAAACGATAACCTGTATCATAAACAGTTTTATCGTGTTTTAGATATTCTCAGCGAAGGGCCGATATACGGTCCGGTAAACCAGAAGGCGCCACTAAATGATGTGATGCTTAATGACACACCTGTTACTGACGCAAACGGGAATACATCAATCCCGGGGATTAGTATAGCCTGGCGCAACGGCACGGCTGACCAATCGCCGATTAATGGTTTTAATGCCATCGAATCAACCGTTATCGTCAACGCAAAGGTAACTCACGACACGCCAATAATCAGGACTGTTTCAGATCCAAACGTTACCCGCGTCAGGTTGAATCTTGGTGTTGATGCTCTCGTTCAGTCAGATGATAAGGGCAATCAATACAATACATCCGTTGTGTTAATGGTTGATGTTAAGCCATCATTATCATCGACGTGGTCGCCTGTTAAATACATTACAATCGGGCCTGGTAAACAGAGTGGTGAATACCTGGAAGCTCACGTTATCAACGCGCCTGATGAAAAGCCGTTTGATATTCGCGTTCGTCGCATAACAGCAGACAGCAACAGCGATCTATTGCGGAATGATACGCGGTGGAGTAGTTACAGCGAAATAATAGATGATAACCTGTCTTATCCTCATACCGCCGTGGCTGGCGCTGTAATTGACCATGATCAGTATACTGATACGCCCACCCGTACCTATCACCTTCGCGGCCTGATTGTTGATGTTCCTGATAACTACAACACAGAAACGCGCACATATTCGGGTTTATGGCTTGGTGGATTCAAAAAAGCGTACACCAATAACCCTGCGTGGATTTTCCGGTATCTGGTTAAAAACGAGCGCTTTGGGCTTGCTAGACATGCTGGTTACATTGATGTTGATGATGGCGCTTTGTATGTGCTTTCTCAATACTGCGATCAGTTGGTTGATGATGGCTATGGTGGCCTTGAACCTCGCATGACTCTCAACGCTTACATTACGGAGCAAATGAGCGCCCGCGACCTACTGGATAACATCGCAGGTATGTTCCGTGGCATCGCGTTATGGGACGGGCAACGCCTTACCGTGATGATTGATGCGCCACAAGATCCAATTGCCACCATCACAAATGCAAACGTCGTTGATGGCGCGTTTACTCGCTCAAGCCTTCCGCTTGCAGAATGTTACAACGCCGTGATCGTATCATGGACTGACCCAGAAAACGGCTGGGAGCAATCAAAAGAATATGTGGCAGATGATGAACTGATCGCCCGCGATGGTTATAACGAAACCACGCTAGAGGCTTTCGGTTGCACGTCACGCGGGCAAGCGTACCGCGCTGGCAAATGGCTGATAGAAACAGCAAAACGCGAGCCGTCAAAATTCACGTTTAAAATGGCCCGTGACGCAATTCACTTCACCCCTGGTGATATTATCGAGATACTCGACAATAACCGCGCAGGCGCTCGTTTAGGCGGTCGCATCGTGGCAAACAATGGCAGGGTTATCACGGTCGATAAAGTTGATTCTGAATATATCGCCCCTGGTGACACCATCAGCCTGCTTGATAGTGATGGCAAATTTAAAAAACACCAGATCACCGGAGTTAGCGGAAATAAAATTACCCTTGCATCCGCCCCGGCATGGATTCGTAACGGTACTGTATTTGCTGTGTCAACTAACGCAGCAAAACCCGTATTGTGTCGAATCACCAGCGTAGCAGAAACAGAAAATAATAGCGTGTACACTGTAGAGGCATCACAGCATGACCCGCACAAACAGGCTGTAGTAGATAATGGCGCAATCTTTGAGGTCAACAACGACACGCTTAATCACTTCCGCGTACCGAACATTGAAAACCTGAAGGTGTTAAATATTGGATCTGAAACAGTTCAATGCCGCGCAACATGGGAAACACTGACGACAACTCATCGCCTGACATTTGAAATCCGCGTATATAATTCAGAGGGGGCCGTAGTTAAAAGCTACGAAACTACGAATTACAGTTATGATTTTTATGGTATTGATGCTGGCAACTACTCACTAGGCATTCGTGGCAGAAATGACACGGGCATGAAGGGTGCGGAAAGCATTGTGGATCTGGTTATTGGCGCACCAGCGGCCCCGGTAGGAGTTAACTGGGTTCCCGGTGTATTTCAGGCTACAGTTTACCCGATCAGCAGAACAACGCTTACCACTGACACTAGTTATGAGTTTTATTACTCAGGTGAAACACAAATCACCGATCCGGCATCAGTAACCACTAAAGCACAATATACCGGGCGTGGTCATCAGTGGACTTTTGGCGGCATGAACACGGGGCACACCTATTACGTTTATGTGCGCACGCGTAATGCCTTTGGTGTGTCAGACTTCGTTGAAGCATCAGGCAAGCCAACAGAAAACTTTGATGAAATCACCGATTACGTCACCAAAGACGTGATGAATTCAGAGCAATTTAAGGGAATGGTAAGTGATATTAAGGATCTTGGCGACCGCACCGATCTTATCGAAAGCGCTACGAATGACCTTAAAACTGCTACTGACAACCTAATCACAGAAACAGGGTCAATAAAAGCTGACACGGATACACTTAAAAAAGAAACGGAAGATCTTTATAAAAAGGTTAAGGAAAACGCCGATGATATTGGACAGCATGAGTCTAGAATAGACTCGCTGGAGGTATCTAGCGAAAAAGTTGACAGCGAACTGGCGCAAGCAAGAGCAAGCCTGCAAAACGCTTCTATTGCTCTTATTAATAACTCACTTGCACAGACTAACACCCGTGTAACTCTTACCGCTCAGTACAAAAAAGGTAGAACAGAGACGAAGGCGGAAATTGACCGTATTGACAACGTTATCGCTGAAGAGAAAAAAGCGACTGCGGAATCACTGGAAACCATCACGGCAGAAATGAATACGATGGATTCCAACCTTAAAGGCCAAATCTCTAACGTGCAACGCGCAGTTGCTGACGAGGCCAGCGCCCGCGCTGAAGCTATTAACGGTGTAAACGCAGCAATAAGCAATCTTGATAAGAAAACTGACGCCAGCGTTTCCCGCCTTGATAAAGCAATATCAGATGAAACGCAGGCAAGAAGCGACGCAATAACGGATGTTAAGGCTGATTTAACAACGCTTGAAAATAGCACGAACGCCAGCGTTAAACGCTTGGATCAGGCGATTGCCGATGAATCAAGCGCCCGCGCACAGGCAATATCAGGCATCAGCGCGGAGCTTGGTTCTGTTGAAAGTGATGTTGATAAAAACAGCGACAAGATAGAACAGGCGAAAGCAAGTCTGCAAAACGCCTCGATTGCACTTATCAACAACTCAATAGCGCAAAGCAAGATGGGCACTGTTATTGAGGCGAAATACAGGAAAGGCCAGATAAAAACAAAAGCGGAAATAGCAAGGATCGATACAGCAATAGCAGACGAAACCCAGGCCCGCGCGGAGGCTATAGCATCGCTTGAGGCAAATATTAATGAAAACATTTCAGCAAAAATAATGGATGTCTCAACGGCACTCGCAAATCACGAGGCATCAAGCGCTGAAAAATTTGTCCAGATCTCGGCGTCTTTCGAAGATGTAAATTCAAGCATCACGGAATGGTCGCAGGCTATGGCAACGGCTGACGAAGCATTATCAAGCAAAATTGATCAGTTGACAGTGACCGTTAACGGGAACAAAACCGCTATAGAGACAACATCGAAAGCGCTTACCGACTTTAAAGGTAATGTAGATGCGTCGTATTCAATCAAGCTGGCAACAGATAGCAACGGCAGAACATACGCAACAGGTATGTCGCTTGGCCTTACTGGTGACGGGACTAACTTTCAATCGCAGTGTATTTTCCTGGTTGATCGCTTCGTGTTAATGACTGCGGCAAACGGCACATATCAATCGCCTTTCTATGTCACCAATGGCGCAATGTATGTGCGCGAAGCGTTTATTAAAGACGCATCAATAGGGACGGCTAAAATTGCAGATGCAGCTATCACTACCGCTAAGATTGCACAGCGAATACAGTCAACAAACTACGCATCAGGATCTGCCGGGTGGATGATTGATAAAAATGGCAACGCGGAGTTCAACAACGTAACTGTAAGGGGCAAGGTGTATGCAAGTAGCGGTAAATTCACAGGAACGGTGGAAGCTAAAACGTTTGTTGGTGATGTTGCTAACATGGGGGTTGGTCCAGATCGAGTGCTTGGGTATAACGGAAGTTATAACGCAACCATCACATATAACGACAGCACGGATAGTCCATTGAGGAAATCAGTTATGCTTATGGCGACGATTTCATTAGCATCTGGTGAATATAGATCAACTTATAACGTAACGTTTAGTTGCGGAGGTAAAAGTAAAACAATTCAATATTACGTTCCTTATGGTGGATGCACATTAACAGTGCAATGCGCTTTTTCTGGTTTAACGGCATCAAGTATTACCGGGCAAATATATTGCCCACAAACATCAGCATCAGAAGGCTACTCATATTGTACAGCTTTGTATTCTCCAACAATGCTAGTATCAAGAGGAACAGGATCATTCAGCGCATCAACTACAGCATAAAAACAAAACGGGGTATAAGCCCCGTTTTTATGCATTGTTTTTATTTTTACGCCAATAATTTACATCATAAATTGTGGCAAGTTACATTCACTGTAAATGATTTATTGTATTGACGTAAATCAATAAATACATTTTGTGCAAGCATAAAATGCAACACAGATCACAAAATGGTAGAATTATTCCGTTAATTAACATAATGGAGTCATTGCGATGATTTACACAACTGGCACGATAGCCGTTAGCGGAAACACAGTTACCGGAACAGGGACTGAATTCAATGCCGCGTTATCTCTGATCAGAGTTGGTTGCACTCTTATTGCCATTAGCAATCCGGTGCAGATTTTCTCAATTACAGAAGTAAAAAGCGCAACAAGTTTGTCGGTAACTCCGGCGGCAAGTCCGTCTATTCCGGCTGGGACTAAATTTAGCATCCTGCTTTCAGATTCGATCTCTGTGGATGGTCTTGCTCAGGATGTTGCAGAAACACTGCGTTACTATCAGGGCAAAGAATCAGAAATAGCGGACGCTGTGGAGTTTTTCAGCGACAACAAAGATGTAATTTCAGCCTCAAAATTAGCATCAGAATCAGCTACAACTGCAACCAACGCTGCAACAACAGCGACAAGCGCCGCAGATTCAGCTAAGACATACAGAGACGAAGCCCACGAATACGCCAATCAGACGGCGCAGCCTTACGCGTATGTTTTACAGCCTCTGCCGGATGTGTGGATGCCCTTTAATGATTCGCTGGATATGATTACGGGCTATTCTCCGGGTTATAAAAAAGTGAAGATTGGTGATAATGTGGTTCAGGTTGCCAGTGATAAACAGGTTAATTTCAGTCGCGCATCAACGGCAACATATATCAACAAATCTGGCGAACTGAAAACGGCGGAAATTAATGAGCCACGATTTGAAAAAGAAGGTTTATTGATTGAAGGTCAGCGAACAAACTACATGTTGAATTCAGCAACTCCAGCTTCTTGGGGTAAATCTGCAAATATGAATATCGCTGAGGTTGGAACTGATAGTTTTGGTTTTACTTATGGAAAGTTTGTTTGTAATGAATCATTAATTGGGCAAAGTACAGCCCTTAATATGGCAGTAGTTTCAACCTCGGGGGCTGTCGATGTATCAGGCGATAATAAGTGTGTGACGACATCGTGCAGATTTAAAACGGATCTGGAACTCCTGTTAAGGATCAGGTTTGAAGCCTTCGATGGCAGCGCTTCATCTAATCTTGGATATGCCATTGTTAATACGCGGTCTTTATTGGTTGAAATCACTGGTGTAGCTGCCGACAGGCTTACCGCACGAGTTAACAAAGATGAAGCTGCGGGCTGGATTTTTGTAGAGGCAACGATTCAAGCAAGTGAAGAAACTTACATAACCTCTGCAATACAATACGCACCAAAATCTGGTGGCGTCGTTGAATCTGGTGACTATATTTATCTGGCTACCCCCCAGGTTGAAAATGGCCCTTGCGCATCATCTTTTATTATATCAGAAACGACGGCGGCGACGCGCGCAAGCGATATGGTGACAGCCCCAATCAAGAATAACCTTTATAATCTTCCTTTTACGGTTCTTTGTGAGGTACATAAGAACTGGCGCAAAACGCCAAATGCAGCGCCACGTGTTTTTGAAACCAGCGGTAATCAAACCGGAGCAGCTATTATTCTTGGCTTCGGTCGTGCAACGGATCATGACGGATTCCCTTATTGTGATATTGGTGGCTCAAGCCCACACATTAATGAAAACGCTTCTCTTGAAAAAATGGTTATAGGGATGCGTGTAAAAGCAAATCAATTTACATGTGCAATAAGTAACGGACGTATATCCAGCGAAACAAAAACAACCTGGACTTATATCAAAAGCTCAGCAACTATTTGTATCGGTGGTAAAACAAATACTGGAGAACGTCATCTATTTGGTCATGTCAGAAATGTTCGAGTATGGCACAAAGCATTAACTGATACGCAATTAAGCGAAATTGTTTAAGGTGGTTAACATGAAAGACGTTAGCTTGCAATTTACTGACAAACAGCAATACAACGACATTGTGATTAATAGCGGCTGGCTGGATGCCAATTGGTCAACAGTGTTTATTGATGATATCGGTTTTGTCCTTGTATTCGACGATCCAGAAAGCGAGACACCTGTACTTATTGGGAAAAAAGGTTATTACGTCAACGTGCGTATAACTGGTGACGATGTTGATATTTCTCAGCTTGAGCCTTTCATTGTTCCAGATCCAGGCGTCCGCGCATGGGCTTAATGATGCGGCAGTGATAGCATGGTGATGTTGAAAACATCGCCGCGCGAAACGAGGCTAACGCCTCGTTTCTTTTTTGTGTACCAAATTGCGACCAAATTGATAAATTAAAAACAAAACAAAACATAAGATGTTGAATGCAAAATATTTTTTCGTTAAGCCAGCCATTCAAAAGATAAGTGGTTTTACAAACTCATCAAAGATGGGGGCTTTCCTGCCCCCATCAAAATGGGGCGCAGCTCCCGCTGGCTGAAAAGTGAAGTGGAAGCCTGGCTGCAGGCGCGTATTGCACAGTCCCGTCCGTAATTTCTGACCGTTATCCGTTCACCCGCAGCAGACGTAATCTCCGGCCTGCCGGCGGCATTCTGCTGCCTGTTATATCCCCGTGAGGAATATGAAAATGAAACAACAGTATCAGACCCGCTACGAATGGCTCCACGAAAGCTACCAGAAATGGCTGACCGGCTTCACCCGGCACGCCGTATTCTGGGGCGTGTGTCATCCGAATATCTACTACTTCCATAATCTGACGCCCGGTTGGGTGTCATTCAATGGTGAAAAACCGGAGATTGCCATCGTACCCCAGAGCCTGCACCGGCTGATTTATGGCCCTGACAAACGGGCCACACCGCCCCTGGATGATGATCTGATAGTGAATTTATGCACCAGTGAACATCTGCTGGTTCATCATCCGATGCTGGAAGGCATTCTCCTGTCTGAATGTGAACGTCTGAGGCAGCGTTCTCTGGCAAATAAACTGATCAGCCTCTTCCGTCAGTTTGGTGGCACGGAGTTGCGCCTCAAACTGGTCTGGCTTTGCTGGCTTGATTTAATGACCGGAAACTGCCTTGACGACTGGACGGAGAATCTGAAACGGAAATCAGAAAAAGAGCTGGAGGAATGGATCATCAACCGTCAGAAGCAGAGCGCAGCACTGACGGATCTGATGGATCAGTACGTGCTCCTGTCATACCGCACAACGGTTGACGATAAGCGCACCTGATGCCAGTTGTTTCAGGGAAGCTGGTATCCGGGCAGGGTGCCAGGGCTGACTGAACGGCCTGTCTGCCTGCCGTTTCGCTCTCCGTGCGTTCTGTCACACGCTGCACCTGAACGCCGGACTGCGGGCACGCAGACAGGAAAGTCGCAGGCTGGAACTTCTGACCGGCGGGTATCAGTTATATGCCTGTTGATTCATCACCACCACGCAGCTCCTGAGCTTTAGTTCATCACCGATATTCATACATCTGAATATCGGTGATGAAATCCCCATAATAATCAATCATCTAAGTCTGAAGCATAATGGAGAAAAACTGCTCACCGGTTACTTCGCTCTCAGCTTATTGTAGTGATAACCCGAGGTAAAAATACCAGAGACATCAGACAACTTTAAACTGGCTATCTGGGGAAGCAGAACATACATGGTTTTTCCTTCCGGCACGACAGAAAGCCTGAACTGAGATTCAAGAATGTTCAGCAATGCGTTCAGTTTTTTCCTGTTTCTGAACCGGCCCGGGCCACACTGGAGAATATAATTTTTCCTGACACGGGGCGGGCATTCTCCGCGGCACTCCTCAATGAGCCAGTCGAACAGCTCCTCGGCGTCCTTCTGCTGCAGTTCAGATTCATCAGGTAACGCAAATAATTTTTTATATTCATCTGTGTACCACGAACTTATTACGACAGCAGACGTCATGATATCGGCAGAGATTTTCCCTTCACCATAGCTGAAATACTGAAATAACGCTGCAATTCTTGCAATGTTTTCTGTTTTTTTTGAAACATGTCCCCGAAACGGGCTTAAGGGTCCGGAAGGGGATAAATCCTGCTCCAGAACATTATAGTGCTCAATAAATATTTTTTGCGCTTCAGGCGAAAAATGCAGACAATACCGTTCATCCTCACTGGATTTTTCAATACTGCCTCTGGCCAGTTCCATTAATCGTTCATGAAATGCCGTTAATGATCCTCCCGGAATCACAGCTCCGTTAATAAAGCGTTTCCCCTGCGTGGTTGCAGGTTTACTGATAAGACAACGGGCAAGAAAACCACTGTCCCTGGCAACAGAACCTTTTCGCTCCATATATCGGTCAAAAAGACCGGGTTGCACCATGAGGGATAACGTCATTCTGGCATTTTCAATCATCTGTTCGGGTTCATTCTTTCTGTCCACAGACAATACAGAGCCATCCCACATTTTGTTAATAAAAGGCAACTCAGACAGGGTATATCCATCAAATATAATACCGGCTTCATCTGACATAATACCAACTGAACGCCATTTACCACAAAGCTGATTCTTAATTGCCGCAGTCGTGGCATCATTAAAAATGAATTTATACCTCACAGGTTCTTCCGCACTGTTTTTCTGAAGTACTTCCAGTTGTCTGAGGGTTTCTGACTCATCCGCGCCTTTGCGGAGTTCTTTATTCAGTTTTGACAACAATGCTTTTTTCTGAGCCTTTAAAAGCTCTTCCTTGTTTTTCCAGACAGCCAGTTCACTTTTGTATCTGGAATATAACTGCATCTCCTGCTGGTACAGGGGCTTCATTAATAATTTGTCCACTGCGGTTTTTCGTTCTCCGGACTCGGCAAGCGTCAGGAAAAAAAGAGAGACCGGCCCCCGCAGTGTATTCAGTCTGCAGACATCAATCAGATTCTGGCAGACAAGTGAAACAGCGCCCAGGGCAGACGCTGCCACAAGCCCAAGGGGAGCCTGCGTAATTTGCTGAGCTTCAATAACGGCATCACGAATGAGTGGAGGCAGCGAACTCAGGGGAAACTCATCACAAGGCTGACCGAATGACATAGTAACCTCACTATACACAGATATAAAAGCACTGCAATTCTGTCTATTAATAGCAAAAATAGCAGTCAAATCAATATGAGGTAAAATTTTTTGTTGATTTAATGGTTAAATAATAACCACAGTGTATTTTGCTGCTGAAGAAAGACAAAATGAATCTGTGTGTCCCCTCCTTCCCTTCGGAGCACATCCACTATTCAAATTTTACACAACCACGTACGAACAAAAAGCATCATCCCGGGTATTGCAGATACCGGTTTCCTGCCGGGAAGAATCATAAACAGAACACCGGGAATAACGCCTTCAGGAATCACCCCCCCTCCTGAAGAAGAATAAAATAAAGAAGACTACAGTTCCTGCACTGAATGCTGAGTACAATATTTTATGGACAGGATGACATTTTTATAAATAACAAAAACCATTTAATACTGATACATCAATAAAATACTTCTTCCCTGCTGACACAGATAAAATGCACCATTTTTTCTTCAAATACTTCTGTATAATCGCCAGCCAATGATGAGAATGGATTAAAATAACACTTCTTCGACAAACACAAAAACAGCCTTCATTTTACATCATCATCCAGTTTCAGTTAACCCCGGACGAGCGACAGTGTTTCAGTACAGGAATTAAAAGTCAGCTTTTGCTCAGTAAAACACACTCAACTAATAATATCTCAGCAGATATTATCCTGACCAGGACACCTCACATTACTGAATTCTCTTCCGACAGTATCACTGCACAAATAAAAAGAACGGGATAAATATTCAGACCGGAAGAATGGTGTCACAAAAGCATTTAATCATTACGCATGACCAGGAAGGGAAACACTTAACCACATGGTATCAACAGATATCATTACGTGTGCACTCTTATAAAAAACACACAGAAGAAGTAAGATAATTATAAACGTAAATTTAATATCTCCCACTGACATCTCCCCCACAATACACTAAAAAATACTCACAGCAGTAAACACAGATACACCTGATAATCATACAGCCGATAAATATTTTCCCCTTTACGGAGAAATCAGCCTGCTGTTTAACAATAACGGCGTATTTTCATGGAAGGAGATCACCCAGTAACGGATAAGTCCTGATCTCCTTCATGTTAATACGCAACAATCCCATCGATTCAAAACAATTTCAGACAGATATTATCTCCGTGAATCCCCCGCCACCTTTCCGGTGCGCGGGGTTTTGTCTTTTTTCACCGGGAATACATGTATGAATCCGTCTGATGCCAT